GTCGGCCTGGTTGGTCTATTTGGGGTTAGGCCCTCATGCAGTCGCTGGCCAGGCCTTGACCTCGGCGCCATCCAATTGGCAGCCGCCAGCGGTGGCATTGATGCCGCCCCACTGCTTGAAGAAGAAGGCCACGCCACAGCGGTCGCACTGCTCGCGCAGCAGGTCCACCCACTCACGCCGGATCGGTCGCGCCTTGGGCCCGCTCTCGCCGCCAGCGATCACCCAGTCCAGGCCCTCGATCAATTGGCGCGGGCCGTCTGTGGTCATCACGCTCTCGAACAGGTCCAGCTCACCCAATGCGGGCTCATAGCTCACCCAGCGCACCGTGGCATCGATGCGTGCCAGCTTTGGCAGGTCGCGCCGGGCCTCATCCTGGTTCACCGCGCTGATGCCTTGCCAAACGTTCACGGGCAGTTTGTCGCGGCCAATCTCGGCCAGCATTGGCAGCACGTTGCCCACCCGCTTCGTCAGCAGCAGCCAGTCAAGGTTCGGTGTGTTGTCGATCAGCGCGAACAGATCGGCCCGCCATTGGGTCGGCACATCGTTGTCAAACACATCGGCCAGACTGGCGCAGAACACGCGGCGGCGCCTGCCGTGCGTGGCCGCAAACGCGTCGTGGGTCTTGTTCCAGTATTCGGGCGTCTTCCAGTTCTGGTCGCTCGTGCGGTGGCGCTGCTGGCCGGGGCCCCACACGATGCGCATGCTGCGCGCCGGGGTGCTCACGGCGGCATAGCAGTTGTCGCAACCAGGGCTCACTTTGGTGCAACCGATCCACGGATTGAACGTGCTGTCAGTCCATGCAATTCCTGTTGTCTCTGCCATATTCATCCTCTCCGCGCCCCTTCGGGCCGCTCGTTGAAAACGCCCATGCCTTCGGCATCGGCTTGTGGTTTGGTCAGGCCCTGGCATCTGTCACCAGGCCTAACCGGGCGTTGCAGCGGACCCTGCGGGCCGCTGAACTTGGGGTTGGGCCCTCAGTTGCTCGATTGCTGCGGCGTCCAGCCATTCGGCCACGATCTCGTCGTCATCGGCAGAGATGCCCGCGATGCCTTCGCTGCGAGCCCGTGCAGCCGCCTCCCTGAGCCCTTGGTCGCGGCCTGCGGTGTGGGCGATGCGTGCAATGTGCTCTGCAAACAGCAGGCACGATGCCGTGGTCACATAGCGTTTGTCTTCGCTCGGGTACTCAATGAATGCTGAGAACTCGGCTTCGATTTGCTCTCTCGTCGGGGTGGTCATGCTGGGTCCTTCATGAACGTCATCCAGTGTGTGTTTGACCGCTTGCCTGAGACGTGCCCGAACAGCGGCTTGTGAGGCGTCAAGGCCAGCACCTCGGCAACCTTGATCTGCGTTTCGTTCCACTTGAAGATCAGGACACCGCCCGGCTTGAGCACGCGGAAGCACTCCGCGAAGCCCTTGGCCAAGTCGTCGCGCCAGTCCTCCCCCAAGATTCCATACTTCTGCCAAGCCAGGCCGACAGCCCGACTTTGCGAAGGTGCGGCGGGTCGAAGGCGATCAGCTGGAACGTGCCATCAGCGAACGGCATCGCGCGGAAGTCCATCGCGATCTGAGGCGTGATGTTCAGGGCCCGACCGTCGCAAAGGGTGTGTTCCTCGCTGCGGATGTCGCCGAACAGGGCGCGCTGGTCTTCCTTGTCGAACCACATCATCCGGCTGCCGCAGCAAGGATCTAGAACTACTGCGCTCATCCTTCGTCCTTGTATGTGGTGCGGGCTTGGTCGATGGCGGCGTCAACGAACTCAGGTGCCCGCGCATCTCGGTAGTAGCCGAGGCCGTCCGGGTCGTCCTGCCATTCGCAGATGGCCCACTCGCTTTCGAGGTTGTCGCGCAGCCACTGATACCGCTCCGCGTTCGGCCTCAGCCTCTCCACCTCCGCCCGCAGTTGGTCGCGCTCGGATTCGACCCGTTGCAGCGTCTTGGCGTCATAGCCATATTGCGAAGCAATGCCGCGCTCAAGCCGGTGCATGAGGTTGGCGGGTCCGTAGCCTTCGGCGTCGCAGTGCGCGTCCCAGTGCTCTTGGATTTCGACCGCTGCCGCGAACATGGTCGTATGGAGGTTGGCAATCTCCCCCTCAAGCTCCGCGATCCGCTCTGCCTGCTGGCGGACGGTCGCACGCGCTGCATCACGTTGGGCGCACAGTTCACGCAGCTCGCGGCTGTCTCGGTCGTGCTGGCTGGTCATTGGCCTGCTCCCTTCGCCTGGGCGGCGGCGAGCCGTTCGGAGTGGTGCGCTTCGACCCCGCGAACGATCCGCATGACAGCATCCATCTTCAAGCCGCCGATTGCATTAGCGCTCATGATCGAGTCGTTGTGCCACACCTGATCTTCGGTCATCGGCACCATCGCGACCCCCTCAGGCACGCCCGGCTCGGGGCGGGCCAGCAGCTCGCGCAGTTGATCGGCGCGGATCACCACGGGCAGGCTGTTGACCAGGGATTCAAGGTGGTCTTCGCCGTCGCCCATCCAGTACCAGCAAGTGCCCTCCGCGTGATCCAGCATGGCGCGGGCTCGGGTGCGCCAGTAGTCGCGCTCGCGCTCCAGTGCGTCATAGGCATCACGCGGCACAGTGGCTTGCTCCCCCACCGGCTCAGGCGTGGCCTGCTGGGGGGAGGGCAGGGATGCGCGGGCTTTTCGCACTCGGGTGCGGATGGCGACCAACATGTCCCGCGCTGCTTTTCGGTCGGACTCCGGAGCGTCGCCCTCCAGCACCCGCTGCGCGAACCGCAAAGCGTCATCGTCCTGCAGGTCAATTTCCGTCATCTTCGCCTCCCGCTCGGTCTGCGCTGCGGGGCGCTGGGTGAGGGCGCGGGTGTTCCAGTCATGCACAAGCACTTCAAGCTGGCAGTCAGTCGCAGGCACAGTCATCACCGGCGCATCTTCGGAAAACACACAGCCTTCAGCGTGATTGCCACGCAGCTTGTGCCAGTCTCGATTGCTTTCGATCCGCATGTCGCAGCCGCAAAACGGGCACGCCTCCAGCGCCTGCTGCGCCGCCATAGTCAGCTCTTTGCTCATATCGTGCACCCTTCATGATGTTGCCGCTTGGCAATCAAGTACGCCTCGTGCGCTTGCTGAGGTGTATCGAACGTTCCGATGTATTTCTTTTTCCCGTGAACTCGTATTTCGGCGCGCCACCTAGAGCCGTTTGGAGACACGCCTAGCAAACCAGAGGAATTGCTGGACATGGCTTTCCGCTGGTTCTGCATGTTTACTGAATGCGCGACATCCCGCAGGTTCGAAATCCTGTTGTTTGTGATGTCTCCGTCGATGTGGTCGATGTGACCATTCGGGAAGTGGCCGTGGACAAAAAGCCATGCCAATCGGTGTGCCTTGTACATCCGCCCGCCGACCTTGAAGCAGACGTACCCGCGCTGATCCCGAGCAAACGCTTGTCGGCAGCGAACTTTTGGCGGGGCCTTTTCTGTCCACCAAAACTCGCCTGATTCCGGTAGGTACGTCAAATACTCAAAGATCAGCTTTACTTGCTCGCTGTCTGCCTTGGTCAGTTCTGTGGTCATGGGTGGTCCTTGGGCACGCAGGACATGCGCAGCGTGCTGTGGTTGTTGTTCTGCCGGGCGATCTCGTCTGCCGCCGAACGGCACGCTTTGACGCTGCCAAACTCCTGCATGGTTACGCTGGTGGCGCGCTGACCGTAGTTCAGGTGGCTGTTCCACGTGGTCAGGCTCACGACGATCAGGATGTACGCTGTCACTTCGGCTCCTTGGTGGCTTGGTGGGCGGCGCGCTCCAGGAGCAATTCCATGATTGCGGACGCATTACCTGACGGAATCTGCGTGACAAGCTCCAGCCGTCCGCCGCTCCCCTTGATTGCGATCACCACATGGCTGTGGCCTTCTTTTGGTGCCTCTTTGGGCATCGGGACTTTCCAGCGCATCACACCCCCTCCTGTGCGCCCTGGGCGGTGATGCCGTGAGAGCCCAGCTTCGTGTGCGGATCGCCTTCAAAGATGGGCAGCATCTCGTGATGGACTGACCAGTTGTCGGCCTTGGACTTGTCGGCCGTCTCCATGAGGTAGTCGGACGTGCGCCAGCCGATCAGCTTCGGCGCGGCTTTTGGCTCCGGCGTCATCGGCTCCGGCTTGGGGGTGGCACAACTCTGGCACTTGAACGGCTCGTACCACTTCTTGATGGCCGGGGTTTGCTTCTCATACTTGGCCTGCGTCATGAACCGTTGGAGGCCGCACGACTCAACCGACGCACGCAGACGCCAGGCCACCACCTCCCCGCCGCTGCTCTGAGGCTTGGCGGCGATGGCGCTGTCCCAGATGTACCGGGCCGTTGAGTGGCTGATGTCTGCCAGTGGCGGCTGCATCAAGTCACCCTTCATGTGCGAGTACCAGAAGGCGTAGAACTCCCGGTCTTGCTTAGAGTACGCCTCCAAGGGCGCCGCTTGGATCATGTCGTTGCTCACGTCTCAGACCTCCCGAACGCGCGTAAAAGCTGGCATGTCGATGCGAGGCAGCTTGGCCTGCAGCCGCTCAACATGCTTGCACTGAGCCAGGGCCAGCGATTGCAGGTTGTCAGCGTCGTAGAACTGCATCAGCCGGGCAATCGTGTCATCCACCTCCCCGCCGCTGGGCTGCTGCACGAACTTGAATTGATCGGGCGGCATGGTTGGATCGAGGACGACCTTAAAGCCTGCGATGCTGGGCTGCTGCTGCGCCTGCTCAACTTGAGAAACGATGTCGCACAGGCGGGCTTGTGGCGATGCTTGGTCGCCGTTGATGGCGATGTCCAAGCGACGTACCAGCGCATCCACGGACCTCAACGCTTCTTGGTAGTCGGCAACCGTCGCCTCTTGGTCATCGGGCTGCTGCGCCTGCTCCTGGCTGGCCTCCAGTTCTTCCGCCAGAAGTTGATCCATCGTGTCGATCACGTCCCCGATGGTCAGTTGAGCGTGACGCAAAAAACACTGCGCACGGCACCTGTCCCAGGCTCGCGCCTTTGCGGCCTGCTCCTGGCTGTCTTCGTCGGGCTCGGGGTAGCCAAACTCGCCAAGCAATGAGCCCAGCTTTTGATCGATGCACGTCAGGCAGACATACCCGCCCATTGCATCGATGCGCAGCGGCGTGTGCTTGTGCGCGCCGCAGCTTGCGCACCTCGTGGCTTGCGTGCTCGCGTAGGTGTAGGTCGGGGCCTGCTCCTGGCTGGCGGGCGGGGCGGTGTAGAGCTTCTGCTTGTGGGCCAGCATCGGGGCTCCAGGCAGCAGCACAGGTCGGCCACGCATCTCGTCGAACTCGGCCACAGCCTCCCCACCCTCTGCGGGCTGGGCGGGATGGGTGAGGGCGGCGCAGTAGGCCGTGAACATCGCATCAGTGGTGTTCCATAGTCGCGCTTCAGGCTTTGTGCGCAACCATGCTTCAAACGCCTCGCGCATCTGTTCGGTGTGGCTCATTTGGGTTGCTCCTGGCGGGCGGCGAGCTGCTTCGGTGGGGTGGACGCACTCCAAGCCCCGCCGTCTCCGATTCGATGAAACCCTGCGCCGTTCAAGAACCGCGCGTTGTCCGGCAGGAGTGGCCTGTATCGCTCCGGAATATCAGATCCGCTCCACAGGTCATGTGTCGTGACGGTGCGGCCATCGAAATACTCAATGTCGAAACGCCGCCCGGCCATTCCTGAATGTGGGCTGTTTGGCGGCTTCCTGATGTCGCCAATGCTGTAGGTCCGGCCATCAATGATGGTGTCGGGCGGCGTCTTGATTTGAACGCGCCAGAAGGCGCAGTCAAAGCAAGTGCCGGATGCGTCCATCTCCTGCTTGATCTTGCTTGTTTGCATGAACGAAGTCGAGTAATCGCGTTTTCCGCAATCACTGCAAACAAGCCCCGATTTCTGGTTGCTCATCTCTCTCTCCTGTCTGGTCTGTCTGGTGGGCACCCTTGGTGCTGGGTGTTAGGCGGCTGCGATCTGAAAGGTCATGCGCAGATGCACCTGGCGCACCGCATCGACGTCTCGCGCGCAGTAATCGGCCACGTCCTTGAGCCGGCCGGCCTGCACCGCGTCCCACACCTTCGAGCCGTCAATCTCCCCCTTGGGAGAAGGCACGCCCAGCGCCTTACACAGCTTGTCCAGGGTGATGCGCGAGCCCACGCCTGACCACTGCACCATCGTGTCGAACACCTTCTCGACTTCCCACGGCTTGGCCTGTGCAGCCTTGGAGATCACGAACGGCGGGCGGATGCCGTTGATGATGTGGCGCTGCGCCAAGAACCGCAGATCGAAGGCCGCGACGTTGTGGCCGATGACGCATGTCGAGAAATGGGCGGATCGCGGGATGTCCAGCGATTTGCCGAATGCTCGCAGCACCGCCCGCTCGTCCAGGCCGTGCACGGTCTGGGGCTGGTCGTCGTTCAAGGCCCAGCCGATCACGCAGATCTGCCCGAACGCACCGTCAAAGCTGGTCTTGCGGTAGGCCTCATCAACGTCGGCCTCAAAGCCGGCGCGCAGGTCGGCAATCTGGGTGGCACCTTTTTCTGCCATCCACTTGGATGCAGCCTCGGCGCCATAGTTGCCGGGTGCTCGCAATGCGGCGATGGCCTGGTCGAGTTCCTGCTGCTTGCTGGCGCGGATGTCTGCCAGGATGTCCGGGCGCTGTGCCGGGATGGTTTCGATGTCGAGATAGAGATGGGTTTCCATTTCAGCCTTCCGTGTGTTCCAGCCAAGGGTGGCGGATGCGTTCGTTGAAGATGGCGGCGGCAGCCTTGTTGTTGTCAAGCTCCGCGCGGCTCGTGATGTGGCAGATGGCCCGGATCGTGTCGGCCGCGCCGTCCGTGGTTTTCCAGTCCTGACGGGCTGGCCCTTGATGCCTCAACCAGGCGCGAAACGCCGGGTCTTGGCAGCGCAGTGCAGCCCACTTGGACAGCTCGCCGCCCTTGAGGGCTGCGGGCTCGGGCGTCGGTTCTTGCTCGGGCTCCGGGGCAGCCTTGAGCGCCGCCAAAGCCACCGCCGTGCCACGCTCACCAAACAGGGCGAACGCTGCTTTCGCGTGCCGGGGCTCGATGTCCACCGTCAGGCGCAAGGTGTTGTCGGCCATGGTCTTGACTGACACTGCGGCGGCTTCGATGACGCTCATGGCCTGCCTCAGAATGGGATGTCTTGGTCTTGCGTCCAGTCGCCAGCGTGCGACGACGAGGCACCGGAGGCGGGGCGCGCTGACGAGCCCGGGGCCTTGCGCTTGTCGTACACCGGCTTGGCCAGGAGGGCGTCGAGCATCTTGCCCAGGCGCTCAGGCTTGGTCTGCTGGCTCAGCACCTCGGAGGCGGTCAACTCGGTGTCGGCTTGGAACACGGCGAAGATGGCTAGGCGCTCTCGGTCTTCGCCCTTGTCGTCGGTTTCCAGCTCCTTGCGCAGCAGGAAGCCGATGTGCTTTCCCATCAGGTCGGGGTAGCCCTTGCCCTGCACCATCTCGCGGGCCTTCTTGTCCTTGTTCCATTTCTCGAAGGCGATGGTGCCCTCGTTGATGCTGCGCAGCTTGAGGCAGGCCAAGATGGCGTTGACGGTCTTAAGCGCGGACAAGGGCTCGCCGTCTTTGTTGTGCGTCCACAGGTCGAGGTAGTCGGCGGTGGCGCCGTCGCCAGCCTTGAAGGACAAGCCCAGGCCCTTGCTGCCCTTGGTCGAGGTGATGGCCTCGGCGCGGGTGATGGCGCCCACGTACTTGCCGGTTTCGCGGATGCTGCTGCCCAGGCTGTCGGCGGCCTTGGCCTGGGTGGAGTCGAGTGTGTAGCTCATGTGAATCCTTGATGGTTCAGGGGTGGTCAGGTGTTCGCGGCGATGCCGTAGAACTCGGAGATGGCGGCATCGACTGCGGCCAGGTCGTTGGGGATCATTTCGTCGTCAAACAGGCCGATGGGGCTTTTGACGGTGTCGCTGCCGTTGTTCCGGGTGCGGAACATGTATTGGTCGTTGACCACGGCTGTGCGCAGGACGATGGACACGAGCCCTTCCATGACGATCTTTTCGTCGAGGAGCTTCCCGATGGTCTTGATCTTGGTTTTGCCGAACTCGTCCGTGCTGGTATGACTCAGCAGGTACACGCGCTTGGTGTCGGCCAGGCTGGAGGCGGCCGTCAGGATGTCCCACGCGCTGCGGGCAATCTCGTTGTATTTGGCGAAGGTGCCGTTGCCCGTCTCGTTGTCCGTGACGCGGCGCATGAACTCGTTGGCCATGACGTACTGGAAGTCGTCCAGCACGATGATTTCGCGCGTGGTGCGCCGCATGGCTTCGACGATCTTCTCGCTGCTGTCGGTCACGAAAATGGAACCGTTGGGGTTCTCCTTCGTGGCCGGCTTCCAGTCCTTAGAACGGAAGGGCAGGGGCTTGCGAACCGCCTGGATCAGCAGCGTTTGCTCGGGCTTGAGGTTGCGCAGGCTGGTGGACTTGCCCGTCCCCGATTCGCCGATGATCATGGTCGCTGTACTCAATTTTTCACTCCCGTTGTGATTGCGCGTTCCACACTCCAGCCATATGCGTTGAGCCTCATGCTCAAGACGTGTGGCCTCACACCTATTCGCCTGGCCCATTCAGCAAGCGAGTGGGTTTCGTCGCCTAGCGTCAGGTAACGCGTGCGAGACGTTTTCTTGGCCTGATCAGAGTGGGGAAGCCACTGGCAATTCCCTGGTTCGTAGTTGCCGTTGTTGTCGATCCGATCCAGCGTCATTCCATTGGATGGACCCATGTCGGCATAGAAATCCATGAACGAACTTCTCCACCGATCACAAACCTTGATCCCGCGCCCGCCATATCGGTGGTACCGCTTGTTTTTGGGGTTGGTGCATCGAGAAATCATCAGAGCCCAGGACTGGTACTCCTTCGTTTTGCACATCTGGTGAGTCTTCATATGCACGCTCTCCAAAACTCGGTTGTTCGTTCAGTTCTTGTTGCTCAAGGTCTTCCCAGACCATCGACTTGGTGCGGCTCACGACTTCCCCCCAGCGATCAGCGACAGGGCGGACCAGTCGAGCGAGCTCAGCCAGCGCGTGACCTTGGTGCCCAGGAACGAGCCCAAGACGATCCCGGCCAGCACGATGACCAAGACAAGCAGCGCCTTGATCTGGAACGACAGCCGGCCCCAGCCTTCGGAGGCCATGCGGGCGGTGTCTTCCCATTCGTGGTGGCGTTGGCTGTCGGCGGTGTGGGCGCCCTTGGCGGTGGCCATGGCCTCGATGTCGGCGACGGTTTTCAGACCCTGCTCGACGGCCTTGGTCCAGCGGGCGTACTGGGTGTTGAAGGACTCATCGGGCCACACGGGGCGGCCGCTGGCGTCCTGGCGCTGTTGTTGCTGTGGCTCTGGGTAGTTGCCACCAGCTGCATTGCCGTCGTCGTCGTCCTCACCGATGGCGATGTTGAAGATCATCTTCAGCAGGTAGCGCATGCCGTAGGACATGGCCGAACCGGTGGCGTGCGTCTTGGTCATGACGTCGCCGCCCTTGGCACCCTTGCCGTCGGCGGGAACGTCTGCCCGGTAGGTGCGGGTATGCCCGGCCTTGTGGGAGACGTAGGCCAGCACGCGAAGACAGCCTTCAGGCGCGCCGTCTGCCGTGTCGAAGCTCAAAGAGAAGCCGTGGGCCGTATAGACCGGGCGGACGTGGCGGTCCAGCTGGCCATAGGTGGCGTACTTGCTGTGCGTCTGTTTGTTCGTCGCATCAGCAGAGATTCGCCCCATGTCGCCTTGAGCCGCGCCCATGGACTCGTTGAAGGCCTGCTCTGCATCGCGCGCCACGATGCGCTCATGCATGGCCCACAGGCGCTCCATCTTTTCGATGTCGGTCTGAGGGTTGGCAGCGGCGGCGGAAATCGCCTGGATCAGCGCGGCCGCATCGGTGCCGGACTTGGTGAGGGCTCCAGTCGCGCGGGGTGACTCGATCACATCCCGCTCGACCTGTGCGAGTGCATTCATGTTCAGGATCTCCGTGGTGGTCGACTCAGCGACCGAAGAGGTAGGCGCGCGCAGCCAGTCCGCCAGCCACAAAGGCCAGGCCGAGGATGCAAAGGAAGAGGGGGCGCAGGCTGGACCAGGGCTGGTCTTCTTCTTGGTCCTGGTCGGGCGCCATGGGCGAGGCCGGCGCGGCGGCGCGGACCACCGACAGGTGAGCCCTGCGGCCCAGCATCCTCATTCCATGCACCTGATCGGCGCCATTGGGGCGGGGTGAGGCGGTGGCGGCGATGAGTTCAGCGTTGGAAGCGTTCAGCATGTCGACCTCGCTCATGTCAGGTTGCTGATGACGAGGCAGGCCACGAGGCTGCAGGCGTAGAGCGCTGCGTCCTGGGCGCCTCGGCTGCGGGGGAGGGTTGCGGCCATGCGGGTGACGAAGGCTGCAAGCCGGACATTCAGGAGCCACCAGACGCGCAAGGCTTCACGCACCTTGCGGCGGGTCACGATGTCGGCGCGGCGAAAGAATCCAGTGCTCATGGGTCACTCCAGTTCAAAGCGGCAGGCGCCCGGCGTGTCGTAGCGGTCGCGCAGGGCCGACACGCGCGCGTCGTGGGCGCGGCGGGTCTTGTCGGCGTGCTGCTCGACCAGGCGCCCGGTTTCTGCGTCGAACACGCGCACACAGTAGAGGCCATCGGCCTCGCGGTCTTCGCGGCGGCTCATGCGCTCACCTCGGCATCAACCTTGTTGACCTCGATGCGTGCGATGGGGCTGTGCATGCCCAGAAACACGCTGATGAGGATGTCGTCAGGTACTTGGCTGGTCACCCAGGTGACGTCGCGGCGGCCGTCCAGGTGCGTGATGGCGACCTTGACGCGCTGGCGCGCCTGATAGTGTTCAGGCGCGTGCAGGTTCCAGAACTTGGCCGTCGGGTCGGCTTGGATCTGGAGGCGGCGCAGTGCAGCAAGTTCATCCCGGCCAGCGCGCCATTGCTCAGCAGCGGCATGCTCAAACTGCCAATCCATCTTCAGGAGGCGGCTGACGTACTCGGCGCGGCGCAGTTGCGCGGGGATGTCGGCGGCGGCGCGCAGAACTTGCGCAATCAACGGGTTGACGTTGTCCATGTCAGCCCCCCACCGCAGTCAGGTCAAGGGACATGCCGCCCATGCGGGCGGCTTCCGATTGACCGCGGGCGCGCCACAGTTCATTGCGGCGCATGTCATCAAGCGCCAGCAGACAGCGGGCGTGTGGGTTGTAGAGCTCGGTAGCCCCGCCGGACAAGTGAAGGCCGATGTAGGCCAGCGCCTCGCTCAGGATCTCGTGGGATTCGGCCAGCTTTGCAAGCAGCTTGGCCCGGTCGTTTTTCAAGCCTACGTTGGCCAGTGTCGTTGCGTTTGGCATCCCGTGCTCCGTTGTGGGTACGGGGTGAAGATTACCCAAAGGTAAGCTATCGAGTCAATACCTTCAGGTAACTTTTTTGCTACACCAGGTCATGACGCAAAAAAGCCCGCATGCTGCGGGCTTGGTCGGTGGGCAATGGGCGGTCAGTGGCAGTGCCTGATCCCCGTGCTGCGGTCAACATGGCAGCCCATGCTGTCCGTACCGCCCGAGTGGGCGAACGCCAATGATGCAATGGCAGCCAAAACGGCTGCAATGATGGTCTTCTTCATGGTCTCTCCTGTGTTCGGCTGTTGATGGGCCAGCCGGTTGCCCAAACGTTTCTACCTCCCACCTTGTCCCAAGCGTCCGGACAGCAAGACGCAAGCCAGATAAACATTGCGGACATCCTTGGGATATGTTGTCCCAAGAGCCTTGGCAACCTGTTCTCGGCTTAGGTCTGGATAGTCCCAACGGTGAACCATGTCCGCGATCCGATCAGCCGATAGGGTGCTCCACTCAGGATGGGCTTGCTTGACTTTTCGCATTGCCTCCGTATCGCCAGTTTCTGGATCAATCTTGTCTACCGCCTCTCGCAGCATAGTCATATTGCTTTCGCAATATGTTTTGGTGACCCATTGCTTTGGGTTAAAGTCGAAGCCAAGAAATCTGGTGCATTCAAGCATATCCTGTGTTTTCCCCCACTTTGATTCATTTCCATTATTGTTCTTCATGTGGGAAATCCATGACGCTGACAGTGCGGTGCAGTTTTTTTGTGTGGTTCGTTCTGATGGCATGTTGTTGCAGCTGCTTAGCATTGCCTTGGCTGCAACCTGTGTCTTTGCCTCCCCTGCAGAAAGTAAGCATTCTTCTATTGTTTTTGGTGTGCAACCAAATGGGTTGAAGCATGCTGATATTGCTTGCGCTGAAGATAGCAATCCAGTCAGTAAAAACATGCATCTAACTTGAGTTGACGGCCTCATGGCGTATTCCTTCATTGCGCGCAAAATGCATCTGGCGGCACACTCCCGCCAACGCGGTGAATGCTGTCGATGTCTTGCAGATCAATGGTCATGGGCGCATAGCCGTTGTTGATACTCAGAAGCTGCACCTCGCCGCTTTTGATCCAATTGAGTTGCTTGAGTAGTTTTTGCCCATCCTTGAGCTTAACCACCACATCACGGCCAGGAACGGGCTCTATGCTGGGTGTGACCACGATGATCTCTCCAGCCCGATATCTTGGGTGCATGGAGTCGCCTTTGACGCGCAGTGCATAGGCTGTTTTGTCTGGCGTCCAGTATTCGACAAAACCCTCTCCCACACCCACCGGGTACTGCAACTCATCCATGTAGCCATCCGGGCCGCCTTTGACGCTGCCAACCACTGGCACGCGACTACCGGGCCTCAGATCGGGTGCTGGATCAATGTTGGATGCGGGCGTTGCGGGGGCGGCGTGATCGTCATCAAGCCATCCCGGGAAAGCTGCGTTCAGATCGTCGGCCGATGACTCTCCGATGCGCTTGCGCCCCGGCTTGCCCTCTTCATAGAGCATGCGCGAAACATAGTTTGGCTCCTTGCCTATCGCCTCCGCTATGTGGGCGATGGCGCCTCTTCCCATCTTGGTCACCAGCCGCTGAAGGGCTAGGCGCCTCACCTCGTACTTGTCCATGGGCGGATTGCACACAACACTTACCTGCAAGTAAATGACCTGAAGGTATTGATTGTTGGCTTACCTTCAGGTAAGCTTTCAGACATGGACATACTGATCGCTTACCTCAACAAGCTGCCTCGCCCCGAGCAAGAGGCCCTGGCCGCACGCTGCGGAACCACAGTTGGTTATCTGCGCAAGGCCAGATCCGCAGGGCAGCGCCTGGGCGACACCATCTGTGCGGCGGTCGAACGCGAAACGTGCGGAGCGTTGCGTTGCGAAGACCTGAGTGAGGCCAATTGGGTGCGCGCTTCCGATCCTGCGTGGCCGTGGCACCCGGATGGCAAGCCGCTGATTGACCCAGCCCACTCCTCTGAATCCGCCACCGAATCGACATCCGAAGGCCCAGCAACGGAGGGCGAACCACACGCCCTAGGCGCCTGACATGAATCAGTTTCGCCCCCACGCCACCCCCATGTCAAAGCAAGACCTGAGCAAGCGCATGTCTGCGGCTCTTTGGGCTGTATCGGCAAATCGGATTGCAAAGCCAGCGTACCCGCTTGGCGTTGAGCCTATTGCGGATCTGATCTTGCAAGGCGCTGGCGTCAGTTCCCCTTCAAAAGAGCATCGCAAGTGCTCTCGAAGGCTACCAGTACCGCATCGGGTCGCGCAGATCCGAGCAAAGCGGCGTAGTTGCCTTGAACGCTTGCAGAGACAAGTTCGCACAGAGGAATTTGCGCGCCGTTTGCGTGCGAGAGGAATGCTCGCATGACCGCGACGAGCGCTGTTGTGTTGCCCGCGAGCGTTGCTCGCAGGGATTCGATCTGTGCTTCTGCGCGTGAGAGCTTTTCGTGCAGTTCTTGGATCTCGTTTCCCATGGCTCTGTCCTTTGCAGATGGTTGCGTGAAGAACACCCATCGTAAGACGCTGGACAGAGCCACCTTTTCCAGCCCGCGCGATCAACTCGCGCAGCAGTCTCAGTCGGTTAACGCGACTGGCTGCGGTTCCTCCCTGCGCAGTGAGCGGTGTGATGACAGCGCCGCTTCTTTGCTGCGGCGAGCGCGCGGGCGTTTTCTTCACTTCGTCACCCGATCTGCTTGCGCAAGTCCCCGGCGCCGGCTTTCAGGTCAGTCGCTTGGCGCTCCATCTCGGTGGCCGCCCACAGCTTGCACCGCTTGATCGTCTCTGAAACCTTCCCCGCAACCTCAAGGAGCGAAAACCCATGTCCGTTGACATCGACCAACAAGGCTTCAGCCGGAGTGGCACCGCCCACCCCCTGGGCAACTTCGACGCCCAGTTGGAGCGCATCAACATGCACGCGCAGACCATCGACATCCTGCGCGGCATGGCCGCCCGCAAGGGGCTGAATCTGTCGGAGTTTCTTCGACTTCATCTGGAGTCTGTTGCATACGGTGTTGACGGTATGCAAAGGATGCAGGCAGAGCACTTGCGCCGCATCTTGACGAGTGAGGGTGCCTGAGCACCCTGCCTGGCACCGGTATGACAGCCCGCCACCAACGCGCAACGTCGGACCTCTTCGCGCTTTTGCGCGAGAAGGCGCCGCCCAAGCCTGCGTGCTTTCGCGACCAGGCTGACTGGATCAGCTGGCTCCACGCATCGGAGTCTGCTGTTCAGTTCTCGGTCATCAAGATCGTGGGGCGCACAGGCAAGGGCGAGGCCAACCGAGGCCGCAAGAAGACGGACGAGATCCGCCAGGACATCGACTACTGCGCAGAGTGCCAGTGGGATCACGCCGAGCTCATGCGCGCCGTTGGCAAATGCCATCCGCCCGCCTGGGGGACGCAGCCCAAGCGGCCATCCGGCCCGACCAAGAAAGCCAAGGGGCCGAAGCGGCCGAAGTTGCCCGCCGTGGCCGTTGTGGCGCTCAACGTCGAGACATGGCAGCCCAAGGTCTACGCCGACATCGGCGACGTGCGCCGAACCGGGTTTGACCTTGAGGCGGTGCTTCTGGCCATCCGCACCGGGCAAGCGCACAAGGGGTACTACTGGAAGCTGGCCGAGGCGTTCCGCAGCGCCCCGCCCGCGCTGCCAAAGGTCGCCGCATCGCTGGATGTCCTGGCCTCGTTCGTCACCGAAACACAGATGGCCCTTCCCTTGGAGGGCCAGCCGTGACCACCAGAACGCCAGACAAGTCGGTTTCCTGTGACGGCAAGGTGCCATTCGACACCTTCACCCAGGCAAACCAAGTCTGCAAACGCAAGAGCAAGGGCAAGCGCGATCTCTGCCGCATGCCCTACAGATGTGCTCACTGCCATCAATGGCATGTCGGCACAAGGAGCAGAAAGATGACACAAGCCGACCTTTTGTCAGTCGACGCCAAGCAGCGCGCGGCATCGGTGCTGGTTTCAGGCGAGCAACGAAAAGCAGCAGGCCAGGCCCTGGTGCTGGAGAACGAATCGAAGGAATGGGTGGAGCGCTTCACCTTCCTGGCCAAGTGCTACCTCGCCAGCCTGCCGGAAGGGGCGCTGTTCGCGATCGAAGACTTGCGCAGTTACTGCGACACCTGCGGCCTGCCTGAGCCGCACTCCCACAAGGTCTGGGGCTCACTTCCTCGCGTGCTCATGAAGGCTGGGCTGCCCATGGTCATGACCGACCAGAACCGCAAGGCGCACAGCCCGCGAACGCACGCCCACAGGGTGTCTCTTTACAAGAAGACGGGCGGTGCTGCATGAGGTTCGGCAGCGTGTGCAGCGGGATCGAAGCCGCATCAGTGGCCTGGGGGCCGCTGGGCTGGGAGGCCTCATGGTTCGCCGAGATCGAGCCCTTCCCGAGCGCGGTCCTGGCCCACCACTACCCGCATGTGCCCAACCTTGGTGACATGACGACCATCGCGCGGCGCGTGCTGTCGGGCGAGGTGGAGGCCCCTGATCTCCTTTGTGGTGGCACGCCGTGCCAAGCCTTCAGCGTCGCCGGCCTGCGCAAGTCGCTGGACGATGACCGAGGCAACCTCACCCTCAAGTTCGTGGAGTTGGCAGATGCAATTGACCATGTTCGAGTCCGAGCAGGACTCGACCCCGCTGACATCGTCTGGGAAAACGTCCCAGGCGTCCTCAGCACCAAAGACAACGCGTTCGGGTGCTTTTTGGCTGGCCTTGCCGGCGAAGATGAGCCGCTTCAGCCACCAGGGGAAAAATGGGCGAACGCTGGTTGTGTGTATGGACCCAAGCGGGCAATCGCATGGCGGACCCTGGACGCCCAATACTTCGGACTGGCCCAACGACGCCGCCGTGTGTTCGTTGTCGCAAGTGCTCGAAACGGGTTCGATCCCGCCACGGTTCTTTTTGAGTGGGACGGCGTGCGCCGGGATACTCCGCCGAGCCGACAAGCGGGGAAAGACTCTGCCATCTGCCCTACGCTCCGCGCTGGAGGCAACAGCACAGGCGGCGACCGCCCCCCGGGCACTGACGTAGACACGGCGGACTCGTTGCAAGTCGTCACGCACAGCCTGCGCGGCGAAGGCTTTGACGCCAGCGAGGACGGCACGGGACGGGGCACGCCTCTGGTGCCGGTGTGCATTCACGCAGACGCCGTGGGCCGCAGCGGCGACGCCGTGACGCCGAGCCCTGATGCCGAGGGCCGGGTTCGCCTGCGCAACCCGGGCATGGGGATGATCGAGGACGGAACGGCCTACAACCTGATGGCATCCGGCCAGCCTCACGCGGTCGTTGCCTTCGACACCACCCAGGTCACCAGCGCCGCGAATCGCAGCAACCCTCAGCCTGGCGACCCATGCCACCCCTTGGCGGCGGGCGCGCACCCCCCAGCCATCGCATTCGACTGCAAGGCGAGCGGCATGGCCGGGGTGGGCGACATCGCCAGCACGATGCACGCAATGGGGCATGCCGGGTCGCACAGCAACGGGGGCGGCCAGCTCGCGGTGGCTGTTGCACTTCGAGGCCGTGAAGGCGGTGCGACTGCCGAACTTGGCGACGAGGTGCAGAACTGCCTGCGGGCATCAAGCGGAGGTGGCGACAAGCCCCACGTTCTGACCGCCATGCAAGTGAGGCGGCTCACGCCCACTGAATGTGAGCGATTGCAAGGATTTCCTGATGGGTGGACTCAGATCCCATGGCGAAACAAGCCCGCGAGCGAGTGCCCGGACGGCCCCCGTTACAAGGCCCTGGGCAACAGCTGGGCTACGAATGTCGTGAACTGGCTGGGCCGCCGCCTGGCCAAAGCCAAGCGCATGGAGGTGTCTGCATGACCTCCCCATTCGACCGCAACTACAAGCCCCAGATTGACGTGGCAGAGATCCAGAAGGACGCCAAGGTCAGCAAGGCTGCCACGCTTAAGCGTGCGCGTCGCCTGAAGTCTGAAGACCCGGAGGTGGTCCGCTCTGCAACTGGGTGCCTTGGTGACCTCTCCAACAAAGGCCTGAGCCCTGAGTACGTCAAGGGCCGGCAGAAGGGTGGGCGCTGATGACCACAAGGCCTTCATTCCAGTTCTACCCCGGTGACTGGCAATCCAACAGCAACCTGCGCCGCTGCACGCACGCCGAGAAAGGCGTGTGGGTCGACGTCATGTGCTTGCTGCACGACCAGCCTGAGTACGGAGTCCTGAGGTGGCCGCTCAAGGAGATTGCCCAGGCCATTGGCTGCAAGCCTGCCGAGCTCAAGGCCCTGCAGGTCAAGGGCGTGCTCAAGGGTGACGACAAGCAACTGGCCGAGCCGTTCATCTACACGCCGCGAAGTGGTCGAAAGGATGGCGCGCCCGTCACCTTGGTGCCAACCCAAGCCGGCCCGATTTGGTACTCAAGTCGCATGGTTCGTGACGAGTATGTCCGCACCATTCGTGCCGATTCGGCTGGCAATGGTGGCCCACCAAAGGCCGCACCTAAGCCCCCCTTTGGTGAAGCCATTGGTGGGGGCTTTGGTCCCCATGACGCGATCACACGCGCAGCCCCGTCTTCTCCATCTCCTTCTCCTGCTTCACCAATACCACCAGCAGCAACAGCGCGCACGCCAGCCATCGACAACGAGGTCTTCCCGATCGACGCCGAGTGGGTGCCCGGTCCCGGCTTCACGGCCCAGGCCAAGCTGGCGGGGCTCCCCGTCAACAACGATGTCGAGATGACCGAGGGGCTGAACGAGTTCCGGGGGTACTGGCTGGCCCGGCCTCATGAGCTCCGAACCCAGGCCGAGTGGGACAACGCTCTGGCCAAGAGCCTGAAGACGCGCCAAGTCCGCGGCGCCAGCCGGCCGGCCTTCCAGCCATCGCGCCCGGCAGCACCTCGCACCCCGAACCACGGAGGCCACGATGTCGTTGAACCCGCTTGACGTCTCTGACGTCCAGACCAGGCCCGGCAGCGGGCGCACGCTGGCCGACCTGCGCGACATGGAGGTCTGTGACGTCCATGGGCCCTACGTGGTCCGCCAGACCATCGACGGAACGGTGTACGCCGCGAACCCGGGCGGGTGCCCGCACTGCCTGAGCACCAAGCGTGCAGCCGGGCTTCTGAGCGCCAGCAACATCCCGACCCGGTTCGCCGACTGCGACTTCGGCAACTACGTCGCCGAGACGGAAAAGCAGCGCCGAGTTCTGGCCGCGTGCCAGGCCTACGCGGCTGAATTCGATTCGCACCTGTCCGCCGGCCGTGGGCTGATCCTGCTGGGCAACCCTGGCACCGGCAAGAACCACCTTGCCACGGCCATCTGCAAGGCCGTCAGGTCGGCCAAGCGCACGGTCCTGAGGGTCAAGGCCTCGGAGTTCCTGGACGCCTACTGGGGCAAGGACTTCAAGGAGCGCGAAACCTGGATGCAGGAGCTCGCCGCGGTGCATCTCCTGATCCTGGACGAGGTCGGGCGCTCGAGCTCAAACGCGAACGCTCAGAACGCCTTCTTCCGTCTCATTGACGCCAGGTACGAGGCGGTGCGCCCCACGATGGTCCTGTCCAACCTGGATCGCCAGGGCGTCATCGACGTCATGAGCGAGGCCGCCTACGACCGTCTCACCGAAGCCGGGGCCCAGCGCCTCACCTTTGACTGGCAGAGCCTGCGGGCTTCTGTCGGTGTGGAGAAAGCATGACCAGCAGCCTTGTAATCGAAAGCCTGGGCTACGCCAGCGGTTTGGCCCTTCACTACCTCTCCGATGCCCCGATGACGGGCTATGAACTCGCCGCCAAAATGGGCATCTCCCACTCTGGCGCATCCAAGCACATCCGGATTTTGACCAAGCGCGGGCTGATCCATGTGGTCGACAAGCGCAGCGAGACTGGGATGGGCTGCCCGGCCAAGGTCTTCGCCGCCAAAGTCAAGCACCCGAAGCCAGACGATGACCGCCGCGGCATCAATGGCATCGACAAGACCAGATTTGCCGAGCTCAAAGACCTGCTGACCGGCTGTTCGATGACCGCCGAAGATGTGGCCGACTCCCTCGAGATCACAGTGGCCAGTGCCAAGACCCGGCTCAGGTACTGGATGGAGCAATCGCCCACAGGCAAGCAGTTTCGCATCGCCAAGTGGGTCCTCAGTGAGCGTGGCCGAGCGGTCTATGTGCCTTGCTACTCGTTTGGCTCGGCTCCCGACGCGAAGAAGCCAAAGCCTCTGGGCAATGGCGCCGCGGTGCAGCGCTACCGGGAGAAAAAACGCCTGATCGTCAACCGGCAGCAGTTGCTCGCCCGCCCTCGCGCTGGCGGCCCAGTAGCGGTCTCACCTTTCGACCAACTGCTGACCGTCACCGGAACTAGAAAGTTGGTGAGCCTGACCGAGTTGGAGGCCGCATGACCACCCTGGGCCCATCCGACTACCTCTGCCATGGCTTGGCCTGCCCAAAGCACGCCGAGTGCCTTCGGTACATCAAAGCCGAGAACGCCATGGATCACATCTGGTGGATGGCCACGTGTGCCAAGCCAGGCCAGGTCGATCGCCCTCAATTCATCCCTGTGGAGGCCGCGCATGGCGACCGTGAAACTGCTTGATGGAACCCTGGTCGACAGCGCGAGCCAGGAATGGCAGGCCGAGTGCCTGGAAATCGACGGGGCGGCCAAGGCTATCCGACGCATGTCGCGCGAGATGCAGGCACACGCCTACGAGACGCTGGCGCGGGACAAGGGTCAGGAGTACGCCGACCGTGTGCGCCGGGCCAACTCCCTGACCAGCAACCTCCTGAAGTCCAACGGATTGACCTACCGGGAGATCAGGGAGAAGTCGGAATGAGCGACGAGCGCCTGGAGCTCGAACTCCACAACCGCCAGCAGGCCTGGGCTGTGATTCAGAGCCGGCTGTTCCCGTTCCTGAAGGAGCGCCTGCTGACCGAGTCCCGTTGGGTGCTCAAGGTGGAGCGCCGCAAGCGGACCAAACCGCAGAATAGGCGTTACTGGGGCCAGGGCGTGCTGGCTCAGATCGCCGCGCAGGCCACGGTGAACGGCCGCATGTTCGACGCCGAAGTCTGGCACGAGCTCGCGAAGCGCAAGTTCATCGGCGTCATCGAACTGCCGGATGGCCAGGTCATCGGCAAGAGCTCCACCACCCTGACCACGGTCGAGTTCGCAGCGTTCTGCGACCAGGTGGAGGCATGGGCCGCGACCGAGTTGGGCGTCACCTTCTACGACCTCGAGCCCCACCCGGCCGACCTTCAAGCGCGTCGGCCTGCCTCCAAGGCCAGAGAGGCGGTGCCGGCATGAGATGCGTGAAATGCGGGAGGCCCCTGGGCCCCAAGCCCGCCGCCACCGTCCAGACAGCCCAGGGCCTGAGCGCATGGGGCCCGGTGTGCGCCCGCCGCGCCGGCCTGATCGAGTCCAAGCCGCGCCAGCGCGCCATCCAGTTGCGCACCACCAGCCACCGCCCTGAAGAGACAGAAGACCAGTTGCCCCTGGAGTTCGCTGCATGAAGCGAAGCACGCCGCTCAAGCGAACTCCGTTCAAGGCCAAGGCCGCTAGCGCGCCCGACCGGGCGACAGCCGCCGTCAAGCCGAAGACCTGCGCCAAGTCAAAGGGTGGGTGTGGAGCGAAGTTCATCCCGGCCAGGCCGATGCAGTGCGCCTGCAGCGTTCCATGCGCCCAGAACATGGGCGAGCTCAAGAACGCCAAGGCCGCGAAGAAGACCGCAGCAGAAGACAAGCGCCAGACCCGGGCGAAGCTGGAAGAGATGAAGACCTTGCCCGAACTTCTGGCCGAGGCTCAGCGAGAGTTCAACCGGTTCATCCGGCTGAGGGATGCGCGCCGGCCGTGCATCTGCTGTGGCCAGCCCCTGGGAGACCAGCGCTTCGGGGGCGCCTATGACGCCGGCCACTACCGGAGTGTTGGCAGCGCCCCGCACCTGAGATTCGACGAGCGCAACGTCCACGCCCAGCGCAAGGTCTGCAACAACCACAAGGCCGGAAACCACGTCGAGTACCGCGCCGGCCTGATTGCCCGCATCGGCCTGGCCCAGGTTGAGGCCCTCGAGGCCGACCAGACCCCCAAGAAGTACACCCGCGACCAAGTCCGCGAGATCCGAAACCACTACCGCAAGGCCGCCAACGAACTGGCCAAGCGCCTGCAAGAGCGAGAAGAAGCGTGCGCCTGAACGCGCATGCGAACAGATGTTTTCAACCACCACCACGAGAGAACTATGAGCGCCACACTGCCACGATCGCCCGACGACACTCTGCTTAAGGCGCTTGCCGCGACCATCGCAGACCAGATGTGCAAAGAGGCCGAGCCAGTCATCCAGCAGGCCCTGAAGGACATGGAAGCCAAGATGCGCGCCCGTGCCCGGGAGTGCGCGCTGGCTGTCCTGGACCGCAGCATGGAGATCCACGCCAACCGTGAAGTGCTGACCATCCGCATCCAGCAGCCCAATGGCGGGTGGCAGGCATGAGCGCGCAATGCGCAACATGCCGCTTCGTCGCCCGTGAAACCGGCTGGCAGGCCTTCACATGCCGCCGCCGTGCCCCCATTGCCGTTCATGACCCCAACAAGCACTTCGGCGTCTACCCCGAGGCTTTCCCGCCCCGCTGGCCCTGGGTGAAGGCCGATGACTGGTGCGCAGAGCATGAGCCCGCCCAGCCACCCTTGGGCACGAAGCAGGTAATGGAATGGGCTCGGACCTACGTCGACGGCGAAACCTGCATCGGCGAAGTGCCCCGCGACAAGCTGGGCACCGAAGAGCGCGCCGGCCTGGAAGAACTGGAACGACTGGAAAGGCTCCTGCCATTGCACTCACCCACCCAGACGCCAAGATAACCACACAGGCCAAACTCTGAAACATGAGATCCACCCCGGATGCAGTGCTCCCAAGGGTGGACAGATCAGGGCCTGAGTTGGATCGCACAGTAAGGCCGTGAGGCCGGCTCCCTGCGAGAAGACCGCGGAGGGCGCCAAACGAGGTTGTGGGGACTGAAGGGGCGCGCTCCCCTTCGCGTCTGTGGATCGTGGTCTGTAGACGCGAGGGTAGCGCCGAACAACGCAAGCCGGATGCCCCTGGGAGATCCTGGGGGCTTGTGATGGCCGTCACCGGGACTGCGCGGGGCCCTCGCCACTCTTGCACAAGCAATCCACACCCTTGCCCACAGTTTCTGTGGGTAACTCCGCCCGCCACCAAGCTGGCTTTTTGCTTTCTGGGGGTGACATTGCACTCACCTTTCCGCTTCGGATACTGAATCCTGCGACAAACGAATAGGCGCAGGAGTGCCAGCATGCCGAAGGAACCGAAGACACCACCGAAGACCAAAGCCAGCAAGCCACGGAGCCGCTCTGACGGTTCGGCCAAGGCAGGCAAAGGTCAAGGGATGGACGTGGCGGCGCTGAAAGCAGATATCGCAGCCGCCGAAGCGGCTGGCCATCGCTTCTATGTCTACACCCTGTCTGATTCCGATGGATTGTTTTACGTCGGCAAAGGAAGTGGGCAGCGCTTGTTCGCCCATGAGCGAAACACAGCGACAGACAAGAACTCGTTCAAGGCCGCGCGGATTTCTGCAGCAGGACCAAGTCTGCGCCGGGAGATCCTTGCCTTCTTTGAGGATGAAGGGTGCGCCTACGGTTTTGAGTCCGAGTTGATCTCAGAAAACCGCCAGCAACTCACGAATCTGGGCGCCGGGTTCACGGACCCCAGGGAGCGCGCCAAGGCGCGAGCGAGGGAAATGCTTGCCCGCTTGGTTCCATTCAACATGAGCATGGCCAAGCATTCAGGGTTGAGGCTTCCCGCGCTTGGCGCCAATTCTGCGCGAGAGGTTTATGACCTGATCGTCAGGGAGCTTCGCGCAGAGGCGGAAAACCCAACACCAACCACGATCACAGTCGGGCCTTGTGGGCGCGTAAGTCTGGGGTGGGGCGCATGAGCAAAGACCAGCCAGAAAAGCAATTGCCAGCCCGGGCGGATTGGGAGGCCATCGAGCGCGACTACCGCACAGGCATGTACAGCCTGTCCGAGTTGGGCCGTCTTCATGGTGTGACCAAGGGGCGCATCTCCCAGGTCGCAAAGAAGAACGCATGGGTGCAAGACCTGTCCGGCAAGATCAAAGCCAAGGCCGCGCAGAAGGTAAACGATGCTGCTGTAAACGCTGAGCTAAACACTCAACGCAAAATCAGCGATGCCGAGAAGGTCGAGGTCGGGGCAACGGTCATGGCGCGAGTGCTCATTGAGCACAAGTCAAACATCAGCCGCTCCCGAAATCTGACGATCAAGTTGCTGGACGAGCTTGAGCATCAGACTGACAACATGGACCTGCTGCGCCAGTTGGGCGAGATCATGTTCAGCCCGGACGAGAAGGGCAAGGACCGGCTGAACGAGGTCTATCACACCATCATCAGCCTGCCTGAGCGCACCAAGACCATGAAGGCGCTGGGCGAGACGCTGAAGGTGCTGATCGGCCTGGAGCGCGAAGCGTTTGGCATCACGGCGCAGGAGCAGGCGGCCGACCCGCTGACGCAGTTGTTCCAGCAGGTTTCCCGCTCAGCCCTGCCGATTGCCAAGACTGTCCCGGCAGACGATGTCGACGACTGAGCTCAAGTTTGAGGCGCTGGAGCCTGGCAGCATCCCTCGGGACTACGAGCCCAAAGACGAGGCCGACCTGCTGCGATGCCTGGGCGATCCGTTCTGGCGGGTCGAGTCGGGCAAGCTCTACAAGATCACCATCAAGGCAGGCGACGGCGACACGCTGGTGCCATTCCGGCCCAACAGAGCGCAGCGCCGGTTCCTGCGCAGGCTGTGGCACCGCAACTGCATCCTTAAATGCCGCCAATTGGGCTTCACGACGCTCATCTCCATCCTGTGGCTGGATCATGCGCTTTTCAACGACAACCAGTTGTGCGTCCAGGTTGCCCAGACCCGCGAGGACGTCGAGTCGATCTTCAAGGGCAAGATCATCAAGGCCTACGAGAACCTGCCAGAGGCGCTGAGGAAGGCCAAGCCGACGAAGACTCAGACCGCCACCCAGATCGAGTTTCTCAACGGCTCCATCGTTCGGGTGGCCACGAGCGCCCGGGGCGGCACGCCTCACCGGCTCCATGTGTCCGAGATGGGCAAGATCGGCGCCAAGTACCCGGACAAGGCCCGGGAAATCGTCTCAGGCTCATTCCCGGCTGTCCCCATGGACGGCATCATCGTGGTGGAGTCGACCGCCGAAGGCCAGACAGGGCACTTCAAGGACATCGTGGACGACGCGCGCGCCCTGGCCGAAAGGGGCGGGCAACTCAACCCCAAGCAGTTCAGGTTCCATTTCTATGCCTGGTGGGACGAGCCGGCCTACACCCTGACGCCTGAGCAGGCCAAGGGCGTTCCCATCACGGACAAGGAGCATGAGTATTTCGACAAGCTCGAATCCGTCATCGGCCGGGATCTGACCCGCGGCCAGCGCGCCTGGTGGGTGACCACCTTCCAGTCGGAGTGCATGAGCGACCCAGAACTGATGTGGCGGGAGTACCCGAGCACGCCAGACGAGGCCTTCCAGGTCAGCACCGAGGGCACCTACTACGCAGAGCAGATGCGCAAGGCCCGGGAATCGGGCCGGATCGGCAAGTACCCGTACCTGGACGGCTACCCGGTCAACACCTTCTGGGACATCGGCAGCGGAGACGGCACGGCCATCTGGCTCCACCAGCACGTCCACGGCATGGACCGCTTCTTCCACTTCATCGAGGACTGGGACAAGCCCTACAGCCACTTCATCACCAAGCTGCAGGAGGTGGGCGTCAAGCACGGGATTGTCTGGGGCGTTCACCACCTGCCGCACGACGCCGACCACCAGCGCCAGCAAGGGCAGAAGGTTGCGAGCCCCAAGCAGGAACTGGAAGACCTCAAGGGCATTGGTGGGCGCTGGGAGGTTGTCCCCCGCGTTGACGAGCTCATCCACGGCATCACCAAGACCCGAGCCAAGTTCCCCGGCTACTGCTTCGACGAAGAGGGATGCAAGGAAGGCATCAACCACCTGCAGAGCTACCGCAAGAAGTGGCATCGGCCCACGGCCACCTACACGGATGAGCCGGTCAAGTACGACGGGCACTCGGAAGCAGCCGACGCACTGCGCCAGCACGCCCAGGGCTTCACCCCCAAGGCCTTCAAGCCACCCAGCAAGCCAAAGCGCCGGGTTGGATGGGCAGCCGCCTGACATTGCACCCGGGGAATTGCGCGCAAGGATGAACGTGTTTCGCCACCGCCACCGAGCAGCCAACAATGACCGAGACAACACACAAAGACCATGCCACTGAGGTGCTCTACCCAGCCATCGAGCGCGCCATGCAGGAACTGCAAACCTTGCATCCGGGGTTCAATGAAGCCGTGAACCGGGCCTTCAACCACCTTCACGATGCCTTCTGGAGCGAGTGCCCAGTGCCGGCCAGTGCGGCTCCCAAGCGGCCAGAGGTCATCAGTTGCACGTGCGGTCTGAACGACGCATGCAGGCACTGCCCACCGATCGCACACATGACCGCGCCTTCGGTGGGCGTGCAGACCAAGCAGCACGAAGGGCTGACCTTCGGCGACGCCCTGGTGATGCTGAAGGCCGGCCAGCGCGTGGCCCGTGCAGGCTGGAACGGCAAGGGCATGTGGCTTCAGTTCTGGAAGCCGATGCACGCCGTCGATCTGCCTTACATCATCCTTCTGTACCCGGTTGGGAGTGGGCCGTACCCTGCTGGCGCGCGGGTGCCGTGGCTGGCCTCGCAGACCGACATGCTGGCCGAAGACTGGCAGGTGGTCGAGTGAGGTCGGCTCTGGTCATCGCCTTGTGCGCCTACGCAGCCATCGCAGGAATCGTGTTGATCCTGCTTACGGGCTTCACGATTGGCAAGCGCCAGCCAGGTCAAACGGTCACGCCGCAGGAGGTCATCGCGCCCTTGCTGGTGGCTGTGGGCTGGGGCTACTACATCCCCCGAGCCGTTTTTCAGGTCTACCAGGGTGACAAGTCCCTGAATGCGGAAGGCGGTGAATCGTGAACATCCTCGGATCAACCGGCCTCCCCATGGTCCAGCTGGGCGGCGATCGAGCCTGGCGCCAGTTTGTCAAGGGTGACATCGTGGTCAGCCTGCAATGGCTGCACCGGCCCGACATCGACCCGGACGGACCTCACCCGTGCATGGTGCTGTTCCCGCGCACGCTGCGCATGGATGGCGGCGCCTACGTCATCCCACAGCGCAACGCCTTCGCCTTCTGCGAGAAGGATGGCAGCCCGACCGCGCACCTGATGGGAACGGCCTTCAAGGCCTGCCACACCATGGGCTTCTTCCCCGACCAGTCGACCATCTTCCGGGTCATCGACGCGATCTGCGAGAGCCTGGGCGATCTGGTGTCTATGCCCAGCACCCAGCCTGGCGCCCTGGAGGTGCAGGCCGCACGCATGGGCATCGAGATGTCCGCTTCCATCAACGGCAAGACCATCGCCGAAGAGGTGATCTGACCATGTTCGTGCAGCGCGAGAACACCTCCAAGCCGGCAGTTGACCCAGACGAAGAGGTTTCGGCCGTCGACAAGGCAGCGGCTGAAAAGGCTGAGCAAAGAGCGGCCATGCAGGAGCGCCATGGTGTGCTCATCTCCACGCTGCACGAGGAAATGGACCTGCAGGCCGAAGAGCGCTACCAGATGGCGGTGGACGAGGACTTCCACGACCACCTGCAGTGGACAGTCGACGAGGCACAGGAGTTGATGGACCGCGGCCAAGCCGCGCTGGTCTACAACGAGGGCCGGCTTTCGGTCGAGTGGATCACGGGCACTGAGAAGCGCAACCGCGTCGACTACAAGATTCTGCCGCGCGAGAAGAGTGACGAACAGGGCGCCGAGGTGCTCACCAAGACGGTCAAGTACACCGACGACGTGAACATGGCGCGCTTTCACCGCTCGCTGGCGTTCAAGCAGTCTGTCGTCGCTGGCCTGGGCTACCTGGAAGAGTCGATCAACATCGAGCCGGATCAGGAGTTGATCTTCTCCGGCTCTGAGGACTGGCGCAACGTCATCCGTGACTCCCGAAGCCGGGACATCGACTACAACAAGGATGGCCGGTACATCTTCAGGCGCAAGAAGCTGGACCTGGACTATGCGATCGCGCTTTTGCCCAAGTGCCGCGAAACGCTGCTGGGCTCGAGCTACACCCGTGACTCCGAAGACACCGACGAGCTGACCGAGCGCTGGTATCTGGGCGAGCGCCTGACGGCCGCCCACGACTACGACTACTCCCTGCGCCTGCCGATGGGCCAGCGTGACCGCGGCGCCTATGTGGGCACCTCCCAAGCTGACATGGGCCGGCGCACCGCCGTGGACCTGATCGAGGCCTGGTACAAGGTGCCTGAGACGGTCAAGGTCTTCAGCGGTGGGCCCATGATGGGCAAGATCGCGGACGAGCGTGACCAGCGCGCCAAGGCAGCCATCGACGAAGGCTGGCCCCTGTACGAAACCGTGGCCTGGCGCATGCGGGTCATGATCTGCACCGAGGCCTCGCCCCTGTGGGATGGCCCAAGCCCGTTCAAGCACAACAAGTTCCCTCTGATCCCGGTGTACGCCTACCGCCGCCGCGGCGATGGCATGTGCTACGGCGTGTGGCGCGGCATGCGCGATGCTCAGAAGGATCTGAACAAGCGCATGTCCAAGGCCCTTTGGTCGGCATCGTCCAACCGGGTGTTTGCCGACAAGGGCGCTGTGGACGACGTCGACGAGGCCCGCGCCGAGATTGCCCGCCCGGATGCCTGGATCGAGATCAACAGCAACAAGAACATCAAGCCGGTCGAGAACACGACGGACGTGAATGTCAGCCTCCAGCTGGCCGACCGGTCGCGCATGCACCTGCAAAACGTGTCTGGCGTCACCCAAGAGAACCTGGGGCGCGACACCAATGCGACCAGCGGCAAGGCCATCATCGCCAAGCAGAGCCAGGGCGGCACAACCACGGCCGAGCTCTTCGAGAGCCTGCGCATCTCCATTCAGATCGCCGGGCAGATCCGCCTGAGCAACATCGCCCAGTTCATGACGCAGCAGCGCGTCATCCGCATCGTGGGCCAGCACAAGCCGGTGGAGTGGCTGACCATCAACGAGATCAACCCGGACACAGGTGAGGTGCTCAACGACATCACGGCGGCTCAGGCTGATTTCATTGTCTCCGAGCAGGACTGGCGCGCGAACCTGCAAGCCGCGGCGCTCGAGCAGTTCATCGAGCTCCTGAAGGTCATCGGCCCAGTGTCGCCTCAAGCAGTGGTCAACCTGCTGGACCTGATCGTCGAGCAGTTCGACCTGCCCATGAAAGACGAGATCGTCGCCCGCGTGCGCGAGATCAACGGCAAGCGCGATCCCACCAAGAACCCCACGCCCGAAGAGCAGGCCGCGCTGGAAGACAAGCAGAAGCAGGCCGAAGCCGAGAAGCAGTTGACCATGGAGCGCGTCATGGCCGAGATCGCTGAGATCAAGGCCCGCGTGTCCGACATGGACGCCAAGAAGGTCAAGAGCCTCATCGAGTCCATGTACAGCGCGCTGCAAGCCGCCCAGATCGTGGCCACGGTCCCCGGTGTTGCACCGGTTGCCGACGAGATCGCCAAGGGTGCCGGGTTCCAGGACCAGGGTGGGCAAGACCCGAACATCCCAGCCCCAGCGCAGCAAGTTCCCATGCAGCCGCCTCCTGAACTCATGCAGGGCGACGGCGCAGCAGCAGGCATCGAGACGATGCAGAACGACGGCGTCATGCCGCAATGAGGCCCGGTAGGGCAAACCACCACTGAAGGAGCAAGAAATGGGCACCCAAGACACCACCGACAACGACGACCTGTCTGGCCTGACCGAAGACGAGCGCGCGCAGCTGGCCGAATTGGACGGCGCCGACGCTGAACACGGCAACGCCACGGGCGCAGGCGATGATGGCGAGACTGGCGGCGACGAAGACCAAGGCGGCCAGCAAGGCGACGCCACCGGTGCGGCCGAAAGCACGGCCGGTGACGACGGCGCTGGCGCTGGTGACGAGCAGGCCGCCACGCCCACCCGGGTGGAGCCCATCTACCAGGCGCAGGGCAACGAGAACCTCGACCAACAACTGAAGGATCTGGCCCAGGCCCGCCGCGACGCCCGCCGCAAGTACGAGGAAGGCGAACTCAGCGAAGACCAGTACGACGCCGAACTCGACCGGATCGAGCAAGAGCGCGACAAGGTCAACAGCGCCCGCATCCGCGCCGAGGTTTCGGCCGACATGACGACCCAGCAGCTGCAGCGCGAGTACCGCAAGACCCTGGACGGCTTCTTTGCCGACGTCAAGAAGGCAGGCTTCGACTACAAGTCCGACGCCAACAAGGGCGCGCTTCAGCACCTGGACAAGACCATCAAGGCCCTGTCGCAAACCGCTGATGGCGAGGAAGGCCCCGAACTCTGGCGCGAGATCCTTGGCAACGCCCACATGGTCACGGCTGCCAAGTTCAAGATCCCGACGCAGAAGGCATCCGGTGACGAACCCGGCAAGGACGGCAAGACCAGCAAGGCCGTCGAAGTGGCGCGCAGCCGCACGCCTGACCTGTCCAAAGTGCCGCCCACGGTGGGCCGCGGTCCTTCCGCTGGCACCCCGTCTGTCAACTCCGATGAGTTTTCTCACCTGGATGGCCTTTCTGGCATTGCACTGGAGCGCGCAGTGGCTAGATTGACACCAGATCAGCAGGAACGCTGGGAAGCAGCCGAGTGAAAAACCGAGTTGTCATGGACGTGAAGGTGGGTGAGCGAATCGCCATCGGAAACGTCGCCAGCGTTCGGGTTGAAGAGAAGTCGGGCCGAAACCGGGCCCGACTCATCATCGAAGTCGATGAGGGTGTCAAGCTGAGCAGATCCGCCCAGGCGCAAGCCAAGCCGGAAACCGCAAAGGCCTGACACCTTTGTCCCATAGCGGATGGAATCCGCATTGAGCGCAGGACGCGCTCCGTCAACACCGTTGAAGGAGTGTGTTCATGCGTACCGTTGTTGGGGTCAATGACCCTCAAGCCGTCAAAAAGTGGAGCCTGTTGCTGGCTGCCGCTGTCAACAAGTCCTCTTACTTCACCCGCAAGATGATGGGTGAAGGCAAGAACTCCCGCCTGCCCATCCAGTTGCTGATGGACCTGCAGTCGGATGCCGGTGACGAAATCACCGTCGACCTGCTGATGCCCATGTCCATGGAGCCGGTCATCGGCGACGAAACCCTGGACGGCAAAGAGCAGCCCCTGAAGTACTACACCGACCGCCTGCGCATCGACCAGGTTCGCGGTGGCGTGGACCTCGGCGGCCGCATGACCCGCAAGCGCACCCTGCGCGACATCCGCCAGGACGCCAAGCGTGCCGCCACCGACTGGTGGAAGCGCCTGTTCGACGAGCTCTTCTTCATCTACCTGTCGGGCGCCCAGCCGCAGATCGACCAGGGCTATGTCTGGAAGCGCAACAACGCCTTCTTCGGCATCAACGGCGTGACCGCACCCGACGCTGGCCACCTGATGTATGGCGGCAACGCAACGGCGAAGGCTGACGTTGCCACCGACGACGGCTTCGACCTGCGCCTGATCGACCGTGCTGTGGCCAAGGCCGACACCATGGGTGGCGACACCACCGACGACATCTCGATGCTGCCCATCGAGATCGAAGGCGGTGAGCACTACGTCGCGCTGATGCACCCCTGGCAGTTCGACGCCATGAAGTCCAACACGGCCACCGGCCAATGGCTGGACATCCAGAAGGCTGCCGCCGCCGCCGAAGGCCGCAAGAACCCGATCTTCGAGGGTTCGGAAGGCATGTACGCCGGCACCGTGCTCCACAAGCACCGCAACGTGCTGCGCTTCAGCGACTACGGCGCTGGTGGCAACGTGCCGGCTGCACGGGCCCTGTTCCTGGGCGCTCAGGCTGCCTTCATCGCCTTCGGCTCCAACGGCAACGGCCTGCGTTTCGACTGGACCGAGGAAGTCAAGGACCACGGCAACGCAGTGAAGATCGGCACCAACTCGATCTTTGGCGTCAAGAAGGCCACCTACAAGTCCAAGGACAGCCTGGTCACCCGTGACTTCGGCGTGATCGCCCTGGACACCTACTGCAAGGATCCGAACGCCTGATGACGGCGTGCCCGGGCTTCGGCCCGGGTGGATCTCTGCCCAACCCTGATTCGTAGGAGCAAATCATGCCCAGCATCAACACCAAGCAGTACGACGGCATCAAGCCGATGTACACCCCCTATGCCGCCGAAGTGTGCGGCGCTCACGTCGACATCGAGTTTCCCTCGACGGCCTTTGTCGCCAACGACCTGATCCGCCTCGCAGTGATCCCTGCTGGCGTCCGGTGCGTTGACTACAAGCTGGTCTTCCCGGACATCGACAGCAACGCAAGCCCGACCTTTGCATTCTCGGTGGGCGAACTCAACGCAGCCGGCACTGACCTGGCCACCGTCTACGCCTCCGGCATCACCGCAGGCCAGGCGTCCACCATCTACCGGGCGGTCAACGCCGCGATCTTCGAGGCCAACTCGGCCAACGATCGCCGCATCGCCATCAAGGTCACGACTGCCGCCGCCACCTACGCTGGTTCCGGCAAGGTCGGCGTGGCCGTCTTCGATCTGCAGGCCTGACCGATCTCTCCGTGGTGGTGAGTTGGGGAGGGCTTCGGCTCTCCCCCTTTTTGCCGCCTGACTGCCCACAACCTGAAAGAGCGCCACCATGCTGATCCATGCCTACCGCCGCAAAGGCCCCGTCACCCACACCATCGGGGCTGTGGCCTACAAGTTCGCACCCGACGAGAACGGCCATGTGGTGTGCGAAGTCGATGACGAGCACGCCGCGAAGTTCTTCCTGCCGACCAAGGAAGCGTTCAAGGTGTTCGGCGAAGAACCTGCAAAGGTTGCTGCCACCGAAAAAGCCCCGTCTGGCGAGCCCAGCAAGTTCATCCTGGTCAACGGCGAAACCCGCGTCGACCTGGGCGCCATGACCGATGAAGAGGTCAAGGCGTTTGCCAAATCCAACAGCCTGGAAGTGGACCTGCGCTCCAAGGGCGAAAAACTGCGCCAAGCGGTTCATGAAGCCGCGGTCAAGGCAGGCGAAGAAGAGGCCTGATCGTGGCAACGACGGCCAAGCAGGTGATCGACAGCGCCGTGGAGGTGCTGCACGACGATGCCGGGGTCAGATGGCCCCGCGCTGACCTGCTTGGCTACCTGAACGACGGCCAGCGCGAGATCCTGCTGTACCGGCCGGATGCCAGCACGGCCCTGGTGAACCACACGCTGACAGCCGGATTCCTGCAGACGCTTCCAGACCAGGCAATCCGCCTGATGGACGTCAAGTGCAACGTGAGCGGGCGGTCCTGCAAGTTGGCCAAGCGCGATTCCCTGGATGACCAGCGCCCATCGTGGCGCACGGACCCGGCAAGCGCCACGGTCAAGGCCTGGACCTACGACGAGCGTGACCCAAAGCGCTTCGAGGTGTGGCCGCCAGCAACGTCCGATGCAGCCCTGCGCATGCTGATCTCGGTTCCTCCGGCTGATGTTGCAAACGAGGACGCGGCAATCAGCCTGGACGACATGTACAAGGGCCCCCTGGTGTCCTACATCATCCACCGCGCTTACCTGCGCGACTCGGAAGACGCCGCCATGCAGTCCATGTCCCAGGGAATGTACAGCCTCATGGTGCAGCAGTTGACCGGCCGCACTGCCGCCGAGCTCAGCGCCAAGCCCGAGAAGGCCAAGACCCAACGCAAGGATGTGTCGCAATGAAGCCCTGGGATCAGTTCTTGCCGCTTGTGCTCCCGCATTGCCCTGGGTGCCCTGACCTGGTTGCAGAGGACGAGATCCGCAACGCGGCAGAAGAGTTCTTCGAGAAGTCCTACGTCTGGCGGTACGTCACGCCGGCCATGGTCACGGCTCTCGGGCAGACCGACTACACGCCTCTCCTGCCTGCTGGCGCTCGCATGGTCAAGCTGAACGAAGGCACGCTGGACAACGAACCGTTGAGCATCGAGGGCGTGGCGCTTGGTGAGGTGGGAGCGGCGTACAAGTTGAGCCTGCCTGACATGAAGGTCATCCAGATCGGCCCAGACGCGCCGGCTCCTGACCGAATCCTGAAGGCCAAGGTGTCGTTGTCGCTGACGAAGGCCGCGACGAGCCTGAACGACGAACTCTTCGACGCCTACAGCGCACACATCGCCTGGGGCGCCATCGCGAAGCTGTGCGAGCACGCTGACAAGCCTTACACCAACCCCGAGAAGTCCGGGACGATGCTGGCGCGCTTTCAGGACTGCATCGCTGACGCCAGATCCAAGCGGACACGCAACAACTCAAGCCAACCCATGCGCGTGCGTGGGCACTTCTACTGAGGACTGACATGGCCCAGCTTTTCGCAAACGCCGCCCGGTCCACCCTGACGGCATCCATCACCAGCAGTTCGACCCAGCTGCAGATCAACCCGGCTGACCAAGCCCTGTTCCCTGTGGCAACCGGCGCCGACTGGTTCAAGGTGGCGCTGGAGGATTCCAGTGGCAACCTGGAGTTCATGCAGGTGCAGCGCGCGGTGGGGCAAAGCCTGCTGACGATCTCGGCGCGGGCAACCGAAGATGCCACCAAGTTCCCGGCGCGGGCGTTTGTGGCGGGTTCCCTGGTTGAGCTGCGCATGACGGCCGCAGACTTAGCATCGAGCATTGCGCATCCCAGCATTGGCACGGGGGCTCATGCGGCATCGGCCATTGCGGTGACGCCAGCTGGCAGCATCTCTGCCACAACCGTGCAAGCAGCACTGCAAGAGCTTGATTCTGAGAAGGCTGATTCAGCTGCGACTGCGTCGGCGCTGGGCGGCAAGGTCAGCCTGACTGGCGCTGAAACCATTGCGGGCGTCAAGACGTTTTCTAGCTCTCCAATGTTGCCTGGCAACGCAGTCTCCGCGCTGGAAGCTGTGCCGAAGCAGCAACTTGATTCTTTTTCCGGGCGCAATCGAATCATCAATGGCACCTTCGCGGTCAACCAACGTGCGTTCGCTGGGGGCGCGTTGTCGGCTGGTTCCTACGGCCATGACCGCTGGAAGGCCGGCGAAGCGGGCTCGACCTACACCGTCACCGGCGAGGTGGCCACGATCACAGCCGGCACCCTGCAGCAGGTGATTGAAAGCGTGAATGTGCCCGAGGGCGGCACCTACACGCTGAGCTGGACCGGCACGGCGCAGGCGCGAGTGGATGGTGGCGCCTACGCGGCCAGTCCGATCACTGTGACTGGCAAGGCTGCAGCCACCAACACCACGGTGGAGTTCGGCACAGGCACCGTCTCCCGTGTGCAGTACGAGGCGGGTAGCAACGCAACGACGTTTGAGCGTCGCCATATCGGTCTGGAAATGGTGCTGTGTCAGCGCTATTTCGAGGTATCCGGTCACAACTCCTACTACAGCGGCAGCGTCCAGTCCGGCGGCGCTTACTACGCTACCGCAACTTTCAAAGTGACCAAGCGCATCGCATCCCCAACGGTCATCACCGTTGGCGGTAGCGCCACCGGATTTGACGACAGCAACCCAACGGTGTCATCCGGCAGCGCCGACGGCTTCACTGTTTTGAAGGGGGCGAACGCAACCAATGCAGGCGGCTTCTACACCTACACCTGGACTGCATCCGCGGAGCTTTGACCATGATCCTAGAAACACTCCCCCCTCGCCGTCACATCAGCACGCCGTGGCTGCTTCGCTGGTTCCGCCCACTGTGGGCTATCTTCGGCAATGAAGATGACGGTTTCTACGGCGATGACCGCTGGCGTGCAGGCCGCGCCAAGACGCTGAAGCTCGCTGTGCTCTGGTGGGTGCGCAACCCCTTCCACAACCTGTTCTTCTACGTCATCGGTGTGGCTGACCGTTATCGCACGTTCTACAGCACCCGCGAGTGGGGGGCACCAGGGTGGACGTTCCACGCGCTGCGCTGCGGATGGCTGTGGCTCCCGTTCATCAGCTACCGGGGTCGAGTCAAGTTTTACGCTGGCTGGAGGCCCTACGGCGCGTTCGGCCTGAAGCTCAATTTCTCCAAGGACTGAGGATGCCGCGCATCACGGTTGGGCCATTCTTCGCAGAGGTTCCTCGTCAAGACGACCGGAACCTGGGCGATCAGTTCGCGTCCGAATCCGTGAACGTGGACACGTCAAGGGGGCTTGTCGAGCCTTACCGCAAGGTGTCGACGACCTACACCTCTTTGACCGATGCCATCCAGACCATCTACCACCTTGAGCGCGGGCAAAACACCTACTGGCTGACCTGGCCTGTGGTGGTGGACGTGGCGCGTTCGCCGATCGCTCAGGACAGCCAAGGTCGCTTGTACCTGACTGGTGACGGTGAGCCGAGGATGACGACCTACTCGGATGCAATCTCAGGCCCTGGTCCGTACCCGTTCAAGGTGTTCGTGCTGGGTGTCCCGTCGCCCAAGACGGCGCCGACCATCTCCGCACCGGCTGGCGGCACGACGGTGTCACGCGCCTACGTCTACACCCTGAAGACAGCGCTTGGTGAAGAGTCCGGCCCGAGCCCCGCGACGATTGCCAGCGGCGACGATGGCGGGACTTGGAACCTCAGCGGCCTTGACACCCCGCCGCCGAACTCCGGTTCGATCACGTCCTGGTCCGTCAGCGGCAATGTGGCGACGCTCACGCTGCCCAGCACGTTCGGCCTGTTTGCTGGCGAGGAAATGTCTGTCTCCGGGACCGGCAGTGACGCGGTCAATGGCAAGAGGGTGCTCAAGAGCGTTGGGGCGTCAACGGTCACTTTCGACGTGGTGACACCGAACGCCACTGGATCTGGCGGCACCTGGGCGCGCGTGGCCGAGCACAACACCACGGGCATGGTGAGGTGCATTTACCGGACGACTGGCACAGATACCGCCTACCGGCGCAGCGCAGGAATGGTCATCACAGACCCGGCTCAGACGACCTACGCTGACTCAGCGGCGAGCACCGATCTGGCAATCACCCTGGACTCGCTCGAAGCGAACACGCCGCCCAAGAACGGGCACAGCCTTGTGGTGCTGCCAAACAGCAGCATGGCCATGCTCGCAGGAAATGAGTTGTGCTTCTCGGAGATCGGCAAGCCTCATTCGTACCCGACCAGGCTGCGCTACGCCATGTCGGCCGATGGCGTTGCCCTGGCGGTGGCTGGCATGGGCGTGATTGTCCTGACTGACGAGGACGTGCGCTACTACAGCGCCCCTACGCCTGATTCGGCCGCACCGGACCCGATCGGATCTCAGCGGTGCGTGGCCAAGCGTGCGGTCGCGCAGGTTGATGGTGGATGCGTCTTCCCCTCAATCGACGGATGGTATCTGGCAACCCCAAGTGGGGTCACGCCACTGTCGGCTCCGGTGTTCCGCATCCAGGAATGGAACAAGTTGCAGCCGTCAAGCATGGTCGCGGTAGTCCACAACGGCATCTACGCCTGTTCGTATCAGGACGAGGAAGGCAACCGCAAGATGCTGCGGTTCAACCTGGCCGACAAGAACGCGATCGAGAACATCGACGTCCAGCCCGACGCCTTGCACGTCTCCCGGATCGACGGCCGGCTCTATCTCGCCAAGGGCAGGGACGTACAGTTGTGGGGGAACGAGCAGGCCTCGCTCATGACGTGCTCATGGGTTTCCAAGCTCTGGCAGTTCCCTGCGCCAGTGAACATGGCTGTCGCCAAGGTGGATGGGGCCTTCGATGAAGTTGACACCAATCAAGGGCTAGTTGACTTGTCCGCCAACGAGGTGATCTTGGCGAGCCCGTGGCGTGCTTCTGGCTACCTCGGCGGTGCGCCAATCGGCTCGCTTGCCGTTGGGTGCTCCAGGCTCAGGCGTGTCGATGCAGAGTCTGTGCCACAGGTGGTGCTCTCCATCATCCGGCAGGACGGCGAGATCCTGTACAGCACCAGAGTGCTCAACGATGAACCATTCAGGTTGCCGGGTGGGTTCAAGGAATCCTCCTACTACTACGCCATGTCGACCAACATCCCCGTTCGCGGGTTTTCCGTGGCCACCTCGCTGCGCGAGCTCAAGGGGCGGATGTGAGTGGCAAGCAAACCCCGGTGCAACCGACGCGCACAGGTGACCAGCGGATCGACGGGCCCATGCGGGCTGTGGCAAGCAACCTGAATGCACTGATGGGGGCTGATCCCGGTGCTGAGCCGCTCATGGAGCTTCCAGAAACCGCATCGCTGAACGACGTCATCAAGGCGCTGAACATCATCATTCGCAGGCTTGACCGGGCCTGACATTGAAGACTGCTGACCCATGAACATCATGGCTGAATGAGTTCAGACCGGAATCTCGATGATGACGCAGGGCCGTTTCTTGACGGGCTGCGCGCTGCCATGGGCGATGCGGCACCTCTGCCTGTGCCCTGGGAGTCAGTCAGGGAGCGATACCGGACGGGGGCGATTGACCTGCGGTGCGTCGGCATGGCCTGTGCCTTGGTGGCGCACTCAGGGATCCACGGGTACAAGGTGACCACCATTGTGGCCATGACGGGTGATCTGCGGGACTGCCCGGCACTGGTCAGGATGATCGAGGATGAGGCTCGAAGCGTTGGCTCGAGTCGGATCGCCTGGATTGGTCGGCGTGGTTGGCTTCGGCACTTCCCCGAGTACCAGCAAAGCGCCATTGGCGTCAAGGAGTTGTGATGGGTGGCGTTGTTGACATGGTTTTTGGCGATGGCCCGGACAACAGCGGCGTAAACGATGCCGCGCGTTCCAATGCGGCGCTGAGCAAAGAAGCGTTGGACTGGGCAAAGCAACGCTACGCTGAAGAGGCCCCGGCACGTCAAGCCGCCATTGACATGGCCATGAAGACTGCGAACCAGCAGTTCGACATCGCCCAGCAGAACGCCGACATCTCCAAGGACTACTACGACTACCAGAAGGGCACCTTCCGCCCTCTTGAGCAGGGGATCGTCAAGGCGGCCGAAGAGTACGACACCACGGCCCGGCGTGAGCAGAAGGCGGGGCAGGCAGTTGCTGGGGTCAACACCCAGATCGACAATGCCCGCACAGCGATGCGGGAGCGCATGGCGTCGCGTGGCATCGACCTCAGCGGCGGCAACGTCATGGCGCAAGAAGCTGCCATGGCCGTGCAGGGCGGTGCTGCCGCAGCTGCAGCAGCGAACAAGGCCCGCGAAGACGTTGAGCTCCAAGGCTACGCCCGCAAGATGGACGCGGCCAACCTGGGTCGAGGCTTGGCCAGCAGTCAGGCGACCAGCGCTGGCGTGGCCCTGAACGCAGGCAATTCCAGTGTCGGCAATGCGCAAGTTCCTGTCTCGATCGGCAACCAAGCTACTCAGTCCGTGCAGTCTGGCATCCAGCAGGCGATCGGCGGAAACGCTTCGGCTGGCAGCCTGTACAACGCCGCGGCGGGGATCGAGTCTGCAACCCGAGGACAGAACATGCAGTTTGTCAGCAGTTTGGTCAATTCCGCCAGTAACGCGAACGGTTCTGGCTTGTCCGCATTCATGCCCTCTGACGAAAGCATCAAGGACGGCACCGGCAAGAAAATGAGCCCTGCCAAGGCGCTGGGCGCGATCCTGGACACGCCTGTCCACGAGGACTGGACCTACAGCCCTGAGAAGGGTGGCCCTGATGATGGGCGCATGCCTCACGACGGGCCGATGGCGCAGGACGTGCAGAAGAACATGGGCGATGAGGTCGCGCCCGGTGGCCGGGTCATCGACCCGATTTCCATGAACGGCGTGCTCATGGCGGGCATTCAGGGCCTGGCCCAAGAAGTGAAAGCCATCAAGGGCGCTGTCAAGCAAATGGGCGCCGGCCGGATGGCTGCGCAAGGAGTTGTGTGATGGCATTGCCACTGATCGCCCTCGGCCTCACTGCCATGGGGCTCAAGAACCTGAACGATAACGTCAATGAAGCCAGAGCCCCAGCGCGAAAGAAGGCGGCCGATGAGCAGGCGTTGCGAGAAGCCGGCGCCGACGTTGAGCCCGTCATCAAGGAAGCGGCAGGCGGCATGGGCCCGGCCGCGGTCATGGTTGGCAAACAGGCCTACGGCACCGAAGGCGAAGCCCAGACGGCGGCCGACCAGCAGAACACGCCTCAGGCGAAGATCCAGCGCCAGATGGGCGCGCTCATTGCCCAGGGCCGGCCCGACACGGCGCTTGACCTGGACGAAAAGGCCATGAAACACCGGGCCCTGGGTCAGAAGCTGGACGCAGTCATGAAAGCGGAGGGCATCTCCGACTTCATCGACGGCAACATGGCGCGTGCGCCACGGGTGGAAGACGTTGAGGCAGGCAAGGCCGGGGTGTTTGACTTCAACCCGGAAGACGTCAAGAAGTTCAACGCGGTCGGCGGGAAGGTCACCATTGGCGAGGGCCAAAAAGGCCGCTGGACGACATTCGAGCTCCCGAACGGCCGCAAGGTGGTTGACTTCGAGGTGATCGACGCCGAAGGCAAGCCGGTGGCGCCCAGCGCGCGGTCCATCCAGTTGATTGCCCAGATGTCGGCGCAGTCGCGCGACGAACTCGCTGACAAGCAGTTTGAACAAGGCAAGCGGATCAGCGTGGCCCAGCAGGGCGTGGACATCCAGCGCGGCTACAAGGATGGGATGCTTGCTGTCGCCCAGGATCGCGCTCAGACCTACGAAGACGGTTACGGCAAGACCGGCAAGGGCGGGGCGGGCCGCGACCGAATGAGCGAGGTCGACAAGGAAGAATTCGATCTGTACAAGGCCGAGGCAGAGAAGATCAACGAGAACATCATGCGCGCCGAGGCGGACGGGACATGGGAGCCATCCAAGAACCCATCCCAGTTTGCCCTGCTGCAAAAGCGAGAAATCGCGCTTCGCAAGGCCCAAGGCATCCTTGAGCGCTATCGTTCAGTTGATCCCAGCGCGGGGCAACCGAAGGCCGACCCGTTCGGCATTCGCGGCAAGTTGGGCGGTCAAACCGCTGCGCAAGGCCAAAACGGGGCGCCGATGCCTGAAAGCGGGCAGGGCGGCGGGTCCGATCGCTTCAGGATCATCAATGCCGAGCTCCAGAAGGCCATGCAAGCCCAGGCTGCGTCGGCTCCCGGATCTGATGACTGGAAGCGGGAGTCATCCAACGTCGAGGCCCTGAAGCAGGAGATCGGCCGTTTGCCCATGTCTGAGCGCGGGCAAGTCGCCAAGGCTCCACAGCCAGCAGCCAAACCGCAGGCAAAGCCGTCGCCGCAGACGGCGGCAGCATCACCACCAGCACAGGCAAAGGGCCCAAGCGTTCTTCAGCAATTTGGTGCGCTGATGTTGCCAACGCCAAAAGCGCAGACCGACCAACAAGCGGCCGTTGTGGCGAAACTGAATGAAGCCAAGAAGGCAGGTTTTGAGCCGACAGAAACATTTGGCAACGGCGGCATGTTCGGAAGACCAGAACGGATGTACATCAACAAGGCGACAGGGCAGAGGCTGTGGGAGTCGCAACTACTCAATCGGTAGTGAAGTGCGGCAAAGGTCTGACATTGAACCCATGAGGGCGGCAAATAGGCTGGTGGTCACACCTCAGACCACAAGCCAGACCGCCACATGGATAACGACGCCATCAAGCAGATCAAGCAGGCCCGCCCGGAGTGGAGCACCCTTTCTGACTCCCAAGTGGTGGACATGGTTCACCAGTTGGATTACCCGGACCTGACCCGGGATCAGGTGGCGCAAGGCCTTGGCGTGACGCTCGAGCAGCCGATCGCCCCTGAACTCCCAGGCCGAGGTGTGGCAGGCTGGGCTAAGGACATCGGCATCTCGGCGCTCAAGGGCGCCATCGCTGTCCCCGAGGCCGCTGTGGGCCTTGCTGACATGGTCAGTGGTGGGCGGGCAGGCAAGGCGCTTGAAGAGGTCGGCTTCCGCCCAGCTGAGGCCAAGGCCATTCTGGATGACCAGTACACCGACCAGACGAAACAGGCGCTGGGGAACGTCCAGAAGGCCGAAGGCGTCATGGGTACGCTGGGCGCCGTCATCGACAATCCCTCTGTGATCCCTCTGGCAATTGCGGAGTCGGCCCCCTTGATGGGTGGCGGCGGTGCAGTGGCGCAGGGTGTGATGCGCGCGGCCCCGCGTGTGGGGGTCTTGGCCGCAGCTGCCGCAGGTGAAGGCGTTGTCTCCGCAGGTTCGTCGGCCGAGCAGATCCGCCAGCAGACCCAGGACGGCCTACTGACGGGCGAGCAGGCAGCCATTGCAGGCACCATCGGCGCGCTGACGGCTGGCCTGGGTGCATTGGGCGGCAAGGTTGCCAAGAAGCTGGGGATCAGCGACGTCGACACGATGCTCGCTCAGGGCTCGCTTGATGCGGGGGTGCGCAAGGGCATCGTTCGCAGCACGCTCGAGGGGGCGGCGGCAGAAGGCCTGCTGGAAGAACTGCCGCAGTCTGTTCAGGAACAAGCGCTGCAGAACCTGGCGCTGGGCAAGCCGATCGATGAGGGTGTGGACCAAGCAGCAGTGCTGGGCGCCTTGACTGGCGCGGCCATGGGTGGCGGCGCAAACATTGTTGCTCGTGTGGCGGACAACGGCCCTCTGTCTCGTGGCGCCAACATTGCCGTCGATCAGAAGAACCAAGAGATTGCCGCAGTCGCGCAGCCCGGCCAGCCGGCGCCCGGCCTGAGCGAAGGCCAGTACAACCAAGCCATGGACGGCATCATGGCCCAGGGCGATGCCGACATGAAGGCGCTCAAGCAGGCCGGCTTCTTGGACAAGAGCCCATCCGCTTACGCCAATGCCGCAGGGGCCCCAGCAATGGGCGCGCCGGAAGTCGACCCGCTTGCGCAGAGTGAACAACCTTTTGACGCGCTCGCAGACCGGATCATGGCGACCCGGGAAACCCTCGCTGACGAGGGGAACCGCCAAGCCATCCGTGAGAAGTTCGGCCAGTCGGCCATCGATGAGGTGCTGTACTACCTGAATCAGGCAGACAAACCCGGCCAGATCCCCGACAAGACCCGAGACAACATGCTGGCCATGGCCGAAGAGATCGTCTCTCGGTCGCGCATGACGCCAGTTCAGCAGCCCGGCGACTTGGGCGCAGGGGCGTACTCAGCACCGGAGCGCATTGGCGCGGGTGCCGGTTTGCCTCAGATTGGCCTGGACACCGAGCAGACCGGGGTGTTCCGCGCCGATTCCGCAGGCAACGTGGCACCGGAAACGAACGCCGATCGGATCAACACCCAGCAGGCCACTTCAGCCAAGAAAGATCGCACGCAGGGCGGCCCCGGAATGGAGGCCATGACTCCGCGCGACACGATGCGGGGCGCTGGGCCTGGCGTGATGGTGGGCGAAGGCGTGCTGACGCCAGCCGAACGACCCGCGCGCCAGCAGCCGGCCGCAGGCGCCGCGCCGCGCCTGGTCTACCGGCCCAATGGCGAGCCCTTCAGCAACAAGCATGCCGCTGTCAAGAAGACGCGCCAGATCGGTGGCGATGTCGTCTCCGTTGAGGGCGGATGGGCAGTTCAAACCCAAGGAGAAGCAGACGATGTCCGAAGTGGCGAAACTGTCGGGTCCGCTGAACGACCTGGTGTTGGCGGGACACCTGACGCTGGCGGAAGCATGGGCAGCGATGGACGAAGCACTGCTGCTGGGGGAATGGCTCTCGATGACCGAGGTGGGGCTCCTGCTGTGCGAGATCGGGATGGAGTCGACCGCCCAGGTGCTGTACCTGTCGGAGCAGCTGACCGAGGAATCGGTGATGCACTGAAGGGCAAGACGCCGGCGTTCCTCAAGACCAAGACCATCCCCGAGATGACGGACGAGGAACTGAAGGAGGCCCAGGCCTTCTACGGCCCGAACCACAAGCGCGCCAAGACCATCCAGAAGGAGATGGCCAAGCGTGCGCCGAAGGTGCCTGCGGTGGCCGAACCGAAGCCAAGCGCGCCGGCTGCCAAGCAGATGACCATGCAGGACATGGCCAAGCCCCTGGGCGACGCCTTGCGCGAAGGTGGTTGGAGTGCGTTCACCAAGTTGCGCGAGCAGTTCGCAGGCAACAACAACCTGTCGGTGCGCCAGACCCTGGACCTGAACGACCTGACCCGCGCCGTGGTGGGGGTGGAGTTCTTCAACACCGAGTACGCCAAGGCAGATCCCGAGAAGGCTGGCCGTGTGGCGCACAGCAACGGCGAGGCTCCGGTCCCGCCTGCAGGCCTGAGCGAAGACCAGAAAGCGCGCTGGCTCGCAGCCTGGGATGAAGGCAAGGCCCGCAAGGATGAGCAGGAGCCCGTCAAAGCCCGCCAAGAGGGCGAGGTGGTGGGCGAGGCCAAGGAGGTGCAGGAAGCCAAGGCTTTGCCTGAGCCTGAGCCAACCAACCAACAAGGAACCAAAGACGGCCAGCAAGTGCAAGGTCAAGCACCTACCGAAGAAGTGAGCCAGTCGCCCCTTGAGGCGATGACTGGCGAGCGAATTGATGCTGATTGGGTGGCATTCAGCCAAGCCAGCGATACGCTTGGCATTCCGCGCGCTGAGATGCCTCAGATCAAGGCCGAGCACCGCGGCGCCTTGGTGAATTTCCTGAATGCGCGCGGCATCAAGCATGAGCAGGATGAAGTCGCAGCCGCTTCGCTCAAGCCCACACAGGCCGAGTTCTCTCCTGCCAAGGTTGCGCAGGCCAAAGCCTACGAAGGCGGTGACCGCTCGATTCTGGTTTCCGAGGATGGCCGTGTGGTGGACGGCCATCACCAGTGGCTGGCCAAGTTGGATGCAGGCGATCCGGTCAAGGTCATTCGACTGATGGCACCTGTTCGTGAGGTACTGGATCAGATCAAGCAGTTCCCGAGTGCGGATGTGGCTGATGGTGCGCAAAATGCCAGTCAAACGGCGACCGATGCACCATCTGAGGGAAGTACATCTGAACCCCAAGAAACCCCGCAAGTCTCAGAAGCCGAAGCGCGCAAGCGCCTGACGTGGCGCGACCTGGGGCAGTCGGGCGGCGAGAAGACCTGGGGCCTGTACTACGACGATGGCGACGGCCGGGGCATGCGCTACGGCACGGTGAGCAAGTTCACCGGCGGCCGTTGGGGCGTGGAAGGCCACGATGGCGGCAAGTACGAAGGCCTGCAGCCTGCCAAGACCAAGGCGGAAGACTTGGCCGTCGAGCGCCTGCGCCGTGATGGGTATGTAACGGATGCTGGTGCGGCAACAAGCCAGTTTGCGGCATTTGATGACGTGGCCAAGCAGTACGGCTACACGGTAACTGCTGATGGCTTGATCGGCAAAGATGGCAAGTTCCCTGGGCCAAAGATTGTGATGAAGGCTGGGCGCCTGCGCATCGAGGGCAATGATGGAAACCTGCTGGCAAGCTACGCGGGGCAGAACCCGGTGAGCGTTGGCAAGTTCCTTGAGTCGTTCTGGTATGCAGAGAAGAAGGCGCCTGTCGCCGAAAACTCAGCCACTGGCGGGATCGCCGGGGCCGCGGCTGGGGGTTCCCGGTCGGCGCCTGCTGGCGATTTCAAGAAGGGCGCATTGGCCTTTACCAGCGGCGTGCCCCGCGCCGCAGGCCCTGACTTGTACGAGAAGCAAACTCACACAGGGCTCATTGAGTGGTTTGCTGGGTGGGACGCGGAGAAAGACGACGCCGAAGCGAAAGCAGCCGGTAGCGTGGCGTTGCCATCCGAGTACCCAACGAAGGAGGCAGACGCTTCCTATTCGGGCATCAGCCACATGGGGTCTTCGCGTGCGAAGTCTGACCGTGACGCCTTTGTCAAGACGGTGCAGAGCCTGTATGACGAGGCCTTGCCGTTTGCCAAAACCCCCAGGCAGGTCAATGCGCTGAAGGCTGCCATTGAGGTGTTCAAGGCTGAATACCTGGCCAAGGCCAAGCGGGTGATTTCGGTTCGGTCCGGCACTTACAGCGGGTTCGTGGCGGGCCGGAGCGGCTTGAATGCCAAACGCGCCAATGCCGGGAATTCGGCTCTTGATCGTGCCTTGGACGAATTCTCCGAATGGCTGAAAGGTGCTTCACCGAAGGTGAGGGCCGCAGTAGATGCCGCAAAGTCGTCGCTGCAGATTGCAGAGGAACAGGCCGAGAAGAGCGCCAAGGCTGCAGCCAAGCAGGCAAAGGACGATGCGTTCCTTGCCAAGCTACTGAACCTTGACGCAGCTGGCGAGCCGATCAAGCTGGGCGCTGGCACGATCACAAAAGTGAACATGGGCAGATCCGATGGCCTGCCAAGCACCCTGTCCATCACGGGCGACGGCATCATCAAGGGTGTCAATGACAAGATCAACGTCGTTCCGACCCTCTACAAGACCAAGGATGCGCTGCAAGCGGCCGTCTCCAGGGTGAAGGGCGCCAGTGAGGCCAGCGCCTCACCAGCCAGCAAGACCCCAACCGTCGACCGCCACATGGATGTCATGGAGGCTGTGCGGAATGGCGGCGGATCGCTGGCTGACTACCAAGCGAGCTTTGCTTCGGTCAGCGCCAATGAGGACGCCGTCAAGGCTGAACTGTCAGCCAAGACCAGGGAAGAGTTGCTGCGCGCTGGCGGCGCCTATTTCCACATGCGCTACAAGGGAGAGACCAAGCCGGACATCATCACGGCCTTCTACGCGGAACTGCTGGAAGAGTACGCCTTGGGCAAGAGCTACGGCCCCAACAGCTACATCATGACTGGCGGCGGCATGGCGGCGCACCGCCAGCGCAAGCGTGAAGCCCTGAAGGTGCTGGTGGAGGGCCAAACTCAGGAGGATCTGGACAACTTCGCCAAGGAAATCGCCGCGCGCCGCGCGGAGAACAAGGCCGAGCGCGAGGCCAAGCAGGCGGCCATGGCCAACCCGCAAACCCTGAGCGACTTCCGAAGCCTGCTGAACGTCAAGATCCGCGAAGGCATGACGCGCGCTGAGGCGTTTCTGACACTGACGCCAGAGCAGCGCATCAAGTACGACGAGTTGGAAGCGGAGAGCACCAAGGAAAGCCGTGAAGCCGCCAAGCGCGCAGCCAAGACGGCGGTTCGCTCTGCAGGCCAGACAACGGCCGGCGAGATCGTGACCACGAAACACACCCGCGATGGGCATGACCTGTGGGTGGTGAAACTGGCCGACCGCCTGAACACTGACGACTACCGCACGGTGCTTGCCTCGGCCAAGCGCCTGGGCGGCAGCTACAGCAGTTACCGCGGCAATGGCGCCATTCCGGGCTTCCAGTTCCGCTCCCCCGAGGCCGCCCAAGCCTTCCTGAAGCTGGCTGGCGGCGACACGACCGAAGCCCAAGGCCTGGCCGAGCAGCGCCGGGATGCCTTTGACGATGACCGCAGCCAGTCCGCAGTGGAGCGCCTGCGCGAGATGGCCGACAAGCTGGAAGAGCGCGCCCAGGAGGCTCTTGACCGCGATCGCAAGACCAACACTGCGCGCCGCGCCCGCTTTGCCGCAGCAGCAGACCGCGAAGCCCAAGAGGCCAAAGCCCTTGCGCAGACCATGCGCAACATCGCCAAGGCCATCGAGGAAGGCCGCGCCAAGTTCCTGGACGGCGTTCGCACTAAGTCGCAAGTCGAATTGCTGCGTGGGCGCGTGGTGGCCGCCAAGCAGGAGGAACTTCGCGCCAAGTACCCGAACTACGCCGATCAGGAAAAGCGCAAGGGCGAGCCCGCCACGGCAGAAACCGCCGACTTTGCCGAGTTCCCGACATTCTCTGCCTTCCGCTCAGACCTTGCCAGCCTGGCTCGCCAGATGCTGGAGGTGGACGGCACCAAGAAGCTGGGCCAGCAGCTGATGAGCGTGGCCGACGACGTGACCGATGCCTACATTGAGTTCGCCAAGAAGCCCGAGAACCTCTACAAGTTGTCCACGTTCAGCCTTCGCCAAGGCGATGACGTGAAGGCCGCCATTTTCCCGAGCAAAGACGCCGCGGAGCGCGCGATCCGGCGCAGCGGCCTGGCCGATCGCGCCATTGTCTTGGCTGAAAAGCGCGGTGTGAACCGCATCATCATGAGCCCCAGCGAGGCCATGAGCCGCGGCGTGTGGACGGGTGACGGCGACAAGCGCATCACCCTGACTGCCGATGCGGGTGCCGCTTTGGTCCAGGCCATTGGCCGACGCGGCAACAAGACCAACCGCCTGACGGTGCCATGGCAGTTCCAGACGGCTTACGACCGGCTGAATGCGTTGAAGCGCATTGGCATCGAGACGCCGAGCGAGTACCGGTCAGCCCTGCGCGAGTTCATCGGACTGCAAGAGCGCGCTGTCGTGAACAAGGTGCGCGAGATGGAATTGGCCATGGCCGGCCGCAAGAATGACGGGCTGGATTTCTTCCCGACGCCTGCCGAGGTGGCCGACCAGATGGTGGCCGCCGCCGACATCACGCCCGACATGGCCGTGCTTGAGCCAAGCGCAGGCATGGGGCACATCGCTGACCGAATCCGGGAGGCCGGAGCCGAGCCTGATGTGATCGAGTTGGCCGATGACCGCCGCGAGTTGCTGCAGGAGAAGGGCTACCACCTGGCCGACCAGCGTGATTTCTTGGACATGAAGCCGCGCCAGTTCTTCACATTCGGCGATGTCTTCCGCGCGCCGGATGGGACTGAAGGCATCTTGCGTGGTCAGGGCGGCATGGCCAGCAGTCGGGCACGCCTCGTGTCAGAGGATGGCGCGGAGCTCGGCAAGTTTGACCGCGACGAACTGGTGGGCGTGCGCCACCGTGGAGTGGGCAGTGGCTACGACCGCATCATCATGAACCCGCCGTTCAGCAACGGCCGGGACATTGAGCACGTCATGCACGCCTATGACCTGCTGAAGCCGGGCGGCCGGATCGTGGCCATCATGGGCGAGTCGGCTTTCTTCAACCAGTCCAAGAAGGCCGAGGCCTTCCGCCAGTGGTTGGACGACAAGGGCGGCACCAGCGAGAAACTGCCCGCAGGCTCCTTCATGGACCCGTCACTGCCAGTGAACACTGGGGTCAGCGCCCGCATGGTGGTGATCGACAAGGCCGATAGCGCCGGCAGTGCGTCAGAGAACCAAGCTGATGCCGGCTTCAGTCGCCAAGATGAAGGCTTCCGCCGCCAGGATGCCATCGCCGCCATCGCCCACATGGACATGGTGGAAGACTTGGTTCGCCAGTTGACGGACGGCTGGAAGAACGCCCCCGAGATTGTTGTGCTGCGGAGCATGGACGAGGCCCCTGAGGCGGTGCGAGCAGAGAATGCCCGCCAAGTCGCCAACGGAGCCGCCGGTGAGCCGGAGGCGTTCTACCACCGCGGCAAGGCCTATCTGCTGGCCAGCCACATGCGCTCAATGAACGACGTTCGTCGCGCAGTGTTCCACGAGGTTCTGGGGCACCTGGGGATGCGCGGCCTGTACGGCACCGACATTGGTGAGATCTTGGATCAGGTTGCCAGGGCCCGCCGCGTTGACGTCGAGGCCAAAGCGCGCCAGTACGGGTTGGACATGAAGAACGCCAGGGATAAGCAGATCGCTGCCGAGGAATGGCTGGCCGAGATCGCTCAGGAAAACCCGCAGATGGGGTTTGTGCGACGTGCCATTGCTGCCATCCGTTCGTGGTTGCGCCGCAATGTGCCGGCCCTGGCCAAGATGCGGATGACCGATGACGAGATCATTCGGGAGTTGATTGTTCCGGTGCAACGATTCATCAAGGACGGCCCGCCCGATGGTGGCCAGGGGCTGATCCCGGCATTCCGCCGTGACCGTGGCTTCTCGCGTGGCGAGGGTTCGCGCGTGGCTGTCAAGCGCGACGAGTCAGGCGAGCGGGTGTATGCCGCAGGAGGCGTCTCGCTGGTGTTCCCGATTGAGAGCGAGCGCCTGGAGGTCATCCCAGGCCCTGGCCAGAAGATCCTGAACTACGCCATCATGCCCACCGACTCGTTTGAAGTGCTGGGCAACATTGAGGTGCTGGTGGAAAACGGCGAGCCGGTGTCCATCCTGGACATCAACGTCGAAGGCCCCAGCAAGGGGGTCGGCGCCAAGGCGGTTGGCATGCTGCTGGCTGCCCACCATCAGACTGGCATGAACGTGTCCAACATCATCCCCACGGCCCATGGCTTCTGGGAGAAAATGGGCATCCCAGCCCAAAACCGGGAAGAAGGAGCGGCCTATGACGGCACGATCAACCACGCCACCTACCTTGACGCCCAAGCAGGAAGAGGCGCACAAGGCATCCTTGCAGAAGACCAAGGACAGAATCGCCAAGCTGACGCCCGAGCAGAAGGCAGCCCACCTCAAGCGCTGGGCGGAGAAGAAGTAGGCTTCAGCCGCACCCA